AGGCCCGGCTCTCATCGGAGGGCGGGACGTTGTCCAGCCCGTCGGCCCGACGCAGGAAGGCAGAGAACCTGCCGCCCCACTTGGGGATCATCGACTCCCAATCGGACGGCACGAGCGGGAAAGTGGGAGCCGCCCACTGCCCGGTCGCCATGCCGTCGAGCCACTCCTCCCGCTCCACCTTCCACTCGTGGTGGTAAAACCGATTGTTCATCGCCAGTTCCAGCGGCGTGCCATTAGGGCACAGTTCCTCTGGGTTGCAGGCCGCTGCCATCAGCGTGTCGTGGTCGAGGTGAACGCTGCCGACGTGACGCTCAGTGATGAGCGTGAGCAGGGCAGCCCGCACTGACGGGGACACGGCGGTGATCTCATCGAGGAAGAGCAGACCACCCGGGGTGAGGAACGCCTCGACCCACTCGGCAGGCATGAGGCGGCAGAGCTTCGCCTTCAGGTCGGGCACCGGCATGCCACCGAAATCCTCCGGGGCACACTGACTACCGATCAGTGCGACGAACCGACGGCCCATCGCAGCGGCGAGTGCCGCCATGATGGTGGACTTGCCAGTACCCGGCAGACCCCGGGCGAGGGCAGGCACGCGGGCCTGCAAGGCAATGAAGAACGCAGCGTTGACGTTGGCGAACGCATTGAAAGCAACCATTGGAATCATCTCCTTGAAGAACCGTGAAAGAACAGGGGCAGGCCGGAACACCCGGCCTGCCCCGACGCAGCACACAGAATCAATCAGCCGTTCACGCAGAGAGGTCGTTCAACTCCGCGAGAGCGAGGGCACTGTCGGTCGCAGCCAGCAGCTGCTCGATCTCGGTCAGGCCCACGCCGAACATGGCGGCGTAGCCCTTGACCTTCTCCATCATCGAGGCGAGCCGATCCTTCCTCGACTGCACGCCCTGCTTGGTCATGCCGAGCGAGTTGGTATCGTCGGTTGACGTAGCCCCGGTGCCGAGCAGGTCGGCATTGATCTCAGCCGACAGTGCCTTGGCATCCTCGATCACCGACGCCATCGCATCGCGAGCCACCTCCGGGTTGTCGCACAACTGGAACTGACCGAGGCTGAAGATGCACTCGCTGTCAGGGTTGGTGGCAGACCGCTCCAACTCCGAGGCCAGCTGCCGGTAGCGGTCGATGTACGCACCGGGCAGGAACCACAGACCGCCGTTGCCCTTGACCGACGACGCATACATCTCAGACTCGATGGCCTTCTTGATCAGCGCACCCGTGGTGGTGGGGCAGTAGTAGTTGACCCTCTCCAGATAGCGGTCGCTCAGGTCACGACTCATCTGCGGGTCACCCGGCAGACCATCGAGGGTGATCCACGCATGCCGCTCGTCGGCCTTGGCCGTGAGCAGGTAGGGCAACTCCGACTTCTCCGCACCCGGGATGTGCTCACGCACGTCGAACCCGAGGACACGCCGGTCAAGGGGGAAGACACGCAGCTTCTTCCGCTTGCCGTAGTGCTCTCGCAGCGTGTCGAGCAGTGCCGAACGCAGTGCGATGGCACGCTTCTCCCTGCGGGGAAGGAGCTTCTTCCACCCCATCTTCGTGAAGACCTGCTGCATCACGATGCAGCGAACCTTGCCAGCCGTCAGCCAAACCAGACCGCCCTTTGTGGACGGGGGAATCTTCTCGATGTTCATCGCCATCTCCTTGTGATGGGCAGCGACATGCCACCCATAGGTAATCAGCCGTTCGTAAATGAGTACTTCGTTTCCCCATTATCTAGACGTGTCAACTTTTCCAGACTTCAGGCTTTCGCCCGTGATCCACGCACAGTTCCGGTGATGGAGTACTTTCTGAGCACCATCGCTGCCGTCACCTTGCGTCGTCGCCCCGCCACATGCAGCGGTGCGTAGTTTCCATCGCGGTCGAGGGCGTCGAGCCACTCGCATGTGCCGCGCTTGCAGTGCCTGACGAAACGGAATGGCCCCTTCGCAGACATCGCCACTGTCTCCCCGGTCGAGAGGCGGATCATCGGCCCGCCTCTCGCCCGGAACCGGGTGCCCGGGGTGAGCACCACCCGCGGGCTGACCCGGTACGATTCGGAGTACTGCGTCTTCATGTCGCACCTCCCAGCGTGAGCAACTCGATCACCAACCGCAGGATCGTGACGACGATCCAGACCTGAGCCTCTGTCATGCAGCACCTCCTCTGTGTGCAGACCACCACCCACCGACGAGCCCAGCCAACGCAGCTGGACTCTCGACCCGATCCAACCTGTTGCAGCTGGCATCCGCCCGCCGCTTGATGCCACCCGCCATGCGTGCCACATGGTTCTCGCCGGGGTTGACCCGCCGCCATGTGTTGTGGTTCACCGCCACGTTGCATGAGTCGCAGCTATCGAAGGGGTAGAGGTGGAACATGGACTGCCCCCGCATGAGGTGCATCCACGGCCTCCGATACCCGCTGCCCTCGCAGCACAACTCATCCATCGCAGCGAACGCCTCGCGGATGCGGGCGTGCCATGCAGGCGTGCCCACCTTGGCGTACTCACCGCTGCTACCCACGGCTATCCACTGGTAGCCGCCCTCGATCATGCCAAGCAGGTGATCGATGGGTTCGTGCATGTGCCAGACCATCATGCATCGATCCACCAGATCAGCCCGCCCGTAGACCACCGACAGACCAGCGGTGAACTCGCACGCCAGCTGGTGGTTCTGCTCGACTGACCCGCCGATCACGTCGGGGATAACGAGCACTGCCTGCGGGCAGGCGTCGAGGATGCGGATGCCCCATCGGGCGAACGCATCCCAATGCTGCTCATCCAGCGCCTTGCCCGAACGCCACGCACTGAACGCTCCGTTGTCCACCATGAGCAGCTGGTCGTCGCCAACCAGACTGATGGCCTGCTGCAACTGCCGCCCCAGCTTGGAGCGGTGGTAGTAGCTGACGCAGAACGAGTGCCCATCCAGCTGGTCGAGCAGGTGGGCAGGGTTGAGAGGCAACCCGAACACAGTCCGCTTCTTCACTCGTCACCCCCTTCCATCAAGGCGTAGAAGTTCGACCGCTCCAGCAGGAAGACGAACGCATCCTCCCTGCACCACTGCTGTGCGTCGGCCTGCTTGGCGAACACCTTGCATCCGACCACGCAGTTCGACCCCTCCTCGTGCCGCTCCGCACACCACCCGCGGAATGGCACCTCCCTCACGCGATAGACCGCACCCCTGCCCACGCTGGCGACGAGCAGCGTGCGTCCCCGTGCTCCACGCTTGCAGAGGTTGGGGATCACACGCCGCACCCATGTCAGGTTGAAGTTGCCCGTGCTCATGCAGCACCCCCTTCCTGAAGCATGCGGACATACGCCTTCGCATCGATCAGCCGTGAGAACCGGCGACTCTTGCCATCGGGCAGACGCAGGTCATAGGCCACGACCTTGACCTCCCTGTGCTGCGAGATGGGCAGCGACCGGCCAGTGCGGTCGAACTCCACCGTGTAGGTGCCCTCGCAGCGGTCGATGGTGTACGGAGCGATGCCCCGCAGGTTGACCATCGACCACCGCTGCGGTTCGAACAGCACGCCCGTCCGCTCATAGTTTCGACGCTCGGTCGCACGCTGCCGCCGCATCGCTTGGTAGTTCCGATTCCTCATCGCTCGTCCTCCTAGAAACACAGCGACCCCGGTCAGGTCACTCGCCTGCCGGGGTCACTGCTGTGTGTGAAATCAATCAGCCGTTCAGCTAATCACCTTGCCGCCCGTCACGAACCCATCACCCTTCCGCACCTGAGCGAGAGCCATCGCCCGCACCACGTCTTCCGGTGCATCGGAGAACACCCGAACATCCACCTGCATGGTCACGTTCACCGTCCGCGTGACGGGGCAAGGCGGATCGACACGCTTGAGGAGGGAGTCAATGTCGCAGCGTGTCGAGTGATGCACCTCGCTGTCGTGCGTCAGTTCGTGCTGCACGTTACGCAGGGCGGCGATCATCTCCGGCACCGCTGCGATCTGGTCGATGATCGACTGCCACTGCTCGTCGGTGGCCGAGGCATGGCCGGGCGTCGATGCCAGCCCGTAGTTCATGCGCTCCAGCTTGACAACCCCTTGCCCCTCGTCGTTCTCAATCCACGCCTTCTGCTCGCACACGTCGCTGCCCATCACCCACTGGCTGCTCTTGCCCATGATTCAGTACTCCCTCTTCGTGTCATCACTCAACCTGCGAAGGTGCAGGGATGCAGGCTGTGCCCATGCCCAGCCTGCGACCGCGTACCCTCAAGACCTCGACGCCCGTATCACTGTGGGTCGGTACTCGACCTGCTCACAGTCGGTCACCCAGACACGCCCGTACCCGGTGCCCCGATACTGCGACGGCTCCAGCACCTCGCAGTTGTCACGCCACCCGCTGGAGAGATCAGCCACAGTCCACCCGTACTTGGGCTTGTCATCCCGCCACCCATAGAGCGGGTCGTCGGGCGTGACGAGGTGCCGATCAGCGTCGAGCAGCCACTCATCGCGGGTGCGGTACAGCTTCCAGCCATCGAAGCGCACCACGCCCACGATCATGCCGCGATCCCCCGTCCTGCGGTGCTCACGCCGCGGAGTCTCGATGATGTAGACCAGCTTGCCGAACATGTGCTCGGGCAGCTTGTAGCTGCGTGTCTCAATCGTCTTGCGTCCATGCACCAGAGACGAGGCGAAGGGACGTTGAACAAACAGACCGTGCATTGCATTGCTCCTGCGTGTGAATGACCCCAGCCAGCCCGAGCAACGTGCCCGGGCTGGCGACCGCGTACCCTCACAATCAATCAGCCGATCAATACGCCCCCGGCTGCATCGACTTGGCCGACACGAACACGCCGCTCCCCGCAGTGGTCATCAGTTCGAACCGTCTGCCGTCTGCGTTCCAGCCGTTGATGACCCAGTGCGGTGCGACCCGCGGGTTGTAGGACGCCTGCGTGCCGCCCATGACAGCCGACACGCCGCGGTCAACGTCAACGTGCTCCGCTTCGATCCAAGCGCAGACCGTCTTCGATGCCCCTGCGTGGATGCGCTCCGCGGTGCCACGCTCATTCCGCAGCCGCCCCTGATAGATCGTGAGCGTGGTAGTGGCGGGATCGTGGTACGTCTTGCGACCGTCCCAGTGCGTGATCTGCCACTTCATGTAGTTCTTCCCGGCCCCAAGGTGAAAGCGAACGCGAACCATGATGAAACCCTCCTGAAATGCCACGACCCCGGTCAGGCAACGTGCCAGCCGGGGTCGTGACGGTGTGTTGAAATCAGCCAGACGATCAGGCTCCGGGCAGACGCACCGCGAAGCCGCTCTCGATGCTCTCGTTGCGAGAGGCGTAGGTGCGAGCGAGCAGACGCAGGCCCACGATCACGCCGCGGGCATCATCGGGACGCCAATCGCTCTTGCCGCCGTCGATCACGGGAATGCCCCGCCACGACTCAGGCAGACGCTGACGATGGGCAGCCTTGCCGCACTTCGCACCCGGTGCCGGGTCATAGAACACGACCGACACGTTGTGCCCCGCGGCAATCACCGCATCGACGTTGGGCAGATGCCGATCCAAGCCGTCGAACGAGTACGTTGCCCAGTAGTTTGGACGCAGCCAGCCGTGCCGCTGCGGGTTCTTCGCATAGTCATAGAACGTGATGCCCGGGAAGGCGTCGATGATCCCGTGCTCCTCCCATGCGATATCGCTGAACATGTTCAGCCGTACACCGGCAGTCTGATCGACCGGGACACGCCGCCGGAACGTGGTCAACTCGCGGGAAAGCTTGTCGAGGAACCAATCGCGGGCCAGATACCAGAGCATCGACTTCGCAGCCCGCGGTAGCCGCACAGACGGCATCGGGCCTTGACCCTGATTCGCGAGGCAGCCGTTCGGGCAGTTCACCGCGAACGGGCACAGATTGCCGATGCCCGCGAACTTGTGCGGCAGGAGCGACAGCCCCAGCGTCTGCACGTCATTCTTCGCAGTCTTGGGGTTGAGATCACCGGCACCCGTCAACCGGCGGATCGTCACGACACGATCACCCAAGACGCCACCCGTCACGGTGGCTTCGCTGCGAGCGATGCGGATGACACGGGGTGCGGTGTAGACCGGGGCGGAATCGAGAACGAGAGAAAGAATCGACATGGTGGAACCTCCTGAAATGACACGGCCCGCCGCGGGAGACGTTCCCGGGCGGGCCGCATAGGGTTTGTGGGGTGGACAGAATCAAACAGCCGATCACGGGCCAACCATCACGATGCGGTCTGAAAACCGCAGTGCGTTCGGGCCGTCGAACGTGTCGCCAACGTCCATGCTGCGAAGCTTGTGGATGAAGTACGTTTGAACGTAGTCCCGCATCGCGGCGGGCCATTGTTCGTGAGCGTGTTGCATCACGTCTGCGAGCGATGCATACCGACGGGAGATGCTGCCATCCTCTCGGTCTGTGGAGATGATCACGAACGATTCACGTTGGCCGTGTGCCATGGTTCAATCCTCTGGTGTTGTGTCGTGGTCACAGTGCCCCGACACAATCAACCAGCCGATCACGAATCAGTACTATTTCTCCGCGGCATCCGCATCGAATGTCACAAGCCCGGGAATGCTGGGCCCATCGATTGAATGTCCCCCCGATGGCATGCATCGCACCACGTCGCAGCATGCTGTGGATGGTGCCGCGGTGGTGCCGATGGGCGAAGCCTGCGGCGATGCCTGCCGCGGCGACGAATGGCAGACGATGTAGAGAAGGAGAGGGGGCGGATGGGGAATGGTGACGAAAATGCCTTGTTTTATAGGGTTTGCAGCACCCTGAACCTACGCTGCAACGGGCGTTTCCCCCGCATTCGCAGGCATCGCACCGGCGGCGGCGGCGGGCGATGGGGACAGGCCCCTGCCCCCATCGTGAATCCCATCCCATCTACATTCGTCACCCGAAATTTCTGTCAGAAAAAGCTGACCCCCCCTTCCGAGGGTCTATTACAATATTGACTTCTTTGGACGCCCTTCTCGCCTTAGCGTTTTGCGACAGGAGGGAAGCTATGTACAAGATCGACCATGACTTCAAGTGGGCCGTGTCGCAGTACACATGGCAACAGGACAGCAAGGGCTACTGGAAGCGCAGCGGCGGCAAAGGGCCGCAGAGCCTGCACCGCTTCGTCTGGTGGCTGGCTCATGGCTCGTGCCCGGCCCAGCTGGATCACATCAATCGCGACCCGTCCGACAACAGGCTAGAGAACCTGCGACCGGCCACGCCGACGCTTCAGTCACTCAACGTCCGACGCAACAAGCAGTACATCGAGCCAAAGCACCTCACGCGAGGCGGCACTCCCCGCTGGCGTGTCAGGGTCGGCTACCGTGGCAAGAAGATTCACGTCGGGACGTTCCGATCCGAGGCAGAAGCTCAAGCCGCCCGGGAGGCTTGCATAGCCCGCCTGATCGAGGTCGAGGCCAGCATCGCGATTAAGGGCCCTAGCTTCGTGCCTAACGCCATTTCAGCCACCTAGCCTTACGGGTATACACCCGTCCACTAGTTGAGCGCACGCCTCAAATTTGGAGGCCGGGCTCCCCAGTGTGACAAAAGCTCGGCACTCAGTCCTGACAACCGCGGTTTCGTCACACCCACCCATAACGTCAGGGGAGGGCTGCTGCATGTGGGACTTCGATGACTGCGATGACGAGGACGCCATGGACGATTTCATCGTGTTTCTCCGCGCGAAACCATGAAGTCTGGAAAACTTGACGAGCGTGGATAATGGGTCGAAGGTAGTGACTACTCAAGACCCTATCCAAGGAGGCTCGCATGATTCGCGCAGAGGTGGTTGGAAACGTCGGCCAGAAGCCGGAACTCAAGGACACGAAAACCGGCAAGCAGATGTGCCGCTTCAGTGTCGCCAGCACCAAGAAGGTCGAAGGCCGTGAGCCGGTGACCAGCTGGGTGTCTGTCCTGTGCTTCGATGAGCAGGCAGTACTCGTTTCCGAGAAGGTCGGTGTCGGTGACCGGGTGATGGTCACCGGGCGGCTGGAAGTCGAGAAGTACGAACAGGACGGCGTCGAGCGGACGAGCGTCACCCTCGTGGCCGACGACGTGGGCCTGAGCCTCAAGTGGCCGAAGCGTGCCCAGCAGGCCGCTAGCGCTGGCGAGGAGGATTGGAAGAACCCCTTCTGATGACCCCCGAAGAAGTACTCCAAAAGCTCCGAGAGGAAAACCGGAGGCTTCTACAGGAAGTGGAGCGTCTCCGCGATCTTCTCATCAGAGCCGGATGGCCGGTGTGAAAACGGATTTTCGCGACCCAGCTGGGCGAGGCATGACGCCCGCCCAGCTGGGTCGGTCTTCTTGGAGGTGCCATGAGCATCGAGATGTTGGCTGAGTTGAATCCCGAGGCCCTGACCCCGGATGGTCTGGAAGCGGCCTATATCGGGTTCACCATGAACCACCACCACGCCCATGTAGCGGTCTACTCCTATGAAAAGTGCGTCGGAATCCTCGTGGATCGCGACGGCATGACGCCGGATGACGCCGAGGAATTCCTGTCGTTCAACACGCTCGGCAGCTTCGTAGGCGAGAACGGCCCGCTCTTCGTATCGGCAGGTGTGCCCGAGATGGACTCGGGGGCTGATCGTAAATCAGTCGCCACGCAAGGGAGTGCGCACTCCTGTGGACAGCCGTTCGATTCGGCCCCTGCCACTCAAGTCTGCCCGCACGTTCGCGGCACGGTCACGCAGCATTGCAGCTTGAACTTCACGCTCACCGACGAGGAGCAAGAGGCGATTGAGCTTCTTGTGGAATACTCTTCGCTGCGAGCAAAAGACGAAATGGTTTTCCGGTCGCTACTCAAAAGAGCACGCGATCAATCTAAATAAACTGACAGAAGCAATGTATTTATGAGGGGTGGTGTAGGTGGTGCAGCACATTGGCAGGAACGCCAAAGGCCCGCGTTCGAGTCGCGGCCTCTCAATTGAAAAGTCTTGCCGAAAGCGGCTTGCGCAATTGGATCGCGGCATTTGTTGGCTAGACCAAGCGATGGCGTGCATCCTTGTGCAAACTAACGAAAAGCGGATGTCGCGGCTACAATCGGAGCGATCAAAATTGGACGCTCGCCGGAAGGAACTGCGGTTGTCCATGAAATGCAGAGGGTCGAAATGACAGACAATCAATTGCCAGAAGGGTTTATGACTCAAGCAGAAAGGCTGCGTGCAATCGTCGCCCACGCCGATAGACACTGCATTTCATCGGATGTTCTTTTCTCCGTGCTTGTTGCTCTTGAAGATGCGTTTTTCATTCAATCCGACGGCGATGAATACAACAACGACGAAGCCATTGCGGCGTTTAAGGCGTTGGAGGCAGAGATCGCCACGCAAAACAACGCTGTTCCGTCAGCAGGCAGTGACGGCAGTCACTCAGATGGCAATCGGGTAAGAGCCTCCGATCCGCCAGCCGGAAATACAACGGTGCAATTCACTCACGGCGACGACATCGCGGTGCGTCTGACACGGTGGTGCGAGCAGTTTGCGGACAGGGCGGAGACTCAGGCGTTGATGGATCAGGCTGCTTGCGAGATCGAGCGTCTGCGGCTCACCGACGAGGAGCGGCAGGCGATTGAATGTTTTGCCAAGGCGGAATGGACGAACCATCGGTGGAGTAAGGTGGAAAAATACAGCACCACCCTCCGCAACCTGCTGGAGAGAACCAAATGACCCTCCCCCACGAACGCACCCGCTCAGTAATCCGCACCCGGGAGTTCCTCGCCCGGCTGGTGAGCCCGTATGTGCCCGGCGGCTACAAGCGAATCCCGAAGCCCGTCCGAGAAGAAGCACTGCGTCTCCTGCGGCACTTCCCCTCAGTGGTTGACCTGAAGTACGCCGAGGACTCGTTCTCCCCGGAAGAGGCTGACCGGATCATGGCCGAACGGGAGTGACCTCCCGGTTAGTTGCACTTTTACGGAACTTCTGTGGAGCGATGACATGAGCGCCTCCCTCTCATGGGTGGTTGGAGTTGTGGCCTGCATGGTGGGTATCGCCTGCTTGGTGACGGGCGGATACGCCCTCCTACTTGAGATTTTTAGCCGGAGAAAGTGACTGACATGACCGACATCACCGAACGCCTGCGCCGCTGGTGCCACGACGTGTACGCTCAGTCTGCCCAAGACATCATGGATGAGGCAGCCCGGGAGATCGAGCAGCTGCGGCGGAACGCCCGGTACTGGCAGGCCGTGCACGATCACAACTCGCACGAGCCGCAGTGGATGGATCGCTCTCAGGTCGAGCCGTCAGACCCCACCCGTCAGTGCCTACTCTACACCGACAAGCTGGAGGGGTTCATGTGGATCGGCCGAAAGGGGCTGCTCCCGAATGACGTAAGTCACTGGATGTTTCTGCCCGAGCCGCCTAGTGCGGGAAGATCATTGCCCCGCGGGGAAGCCACGAAGACTCCTTCCTCTGCTCCCTGAGCTTGGCGGCGTCCTTTAGTGCTTGATCACGCTCGACCTGCTGCTGGGCGTAAGTCTCTTTGGCGTCCTCTGGGATCGTGTCCGCATCCGGCCGCTTGAAGCTCGCAGCTGTCTTCTCTGGGAGCGACATCAGCGAGATGGCATTCATTGGGCTCGTGACCTCGTCCCAGCCTTCTCGGCCGACCACGCCACCGACTGCCTTGAGCCCGGCACCCGTGGCACCCTTGAATAGCCCGAACCCGAGCGAGGCGGCTGACGTGGGGTCAACAAACTCATGGGCAGTGTCGTTGAGCCATGTCTCCATGTCGGAGTACGTCACGCCCTTTGAGTGCCCGTAGTCGGCCAACTCCGGTGCTCCCGACGGCTCGATCAGCCCTCGCAGCGAGTTGATGTAGCCCGCTCGTCTTACCGGCGACAGCCCTTCTGGCACCGGGACGCTAGCTCGATCTACGGCAGTCCTAGCACCCTCGTGCGTATGGCTATCGATCAGGCCACCGATGATATTCTTTCCCCACTTGTACCCATGGTTGACCAGATCACCAGCTGCTCGCACAGCTGTGTTGGGCATGAACGGCAGATCGGGCTGGTCGTTCTTGAGCAGCTGCGGCTCGTCACGCCTGCTGGCCCGCATGCTCCCGGTGGGCCACGCACCCATCTCGGACATCACCTGCCCGAAGGCCGTGTCGCCATTGGTTTCCACATTCCAGAATGAGTGCTGCCCCGGGTAGTAGGTGGTGAGCGCGTTGGAGTGGTGGCTCGGGTCTGCCTCCGCGGCTTCGTAGTAGCCAACGGCATCGTTCAGCCGCTGCGCCTGAGTTACCGGAGACAGAGCGGTGTCCTTCCCCCACGCTGACTGCGGCAGTGGCAGCTGGGCGGGCTGCCAGTATCTATCCACTCCGTAGTTACCGCCGCCGATCAGGTGTCGCGAGGACTGAACGGGCTGTCTGTTGAGCACTGCGTTGAGGAGGTTTGAGTCCCTGAGTGCGGCGTAGACCTTTTGGTCGCCCGGCCCGAGGGAGTACCAGCCGTTTCTTTCGCTTTCTGCGATCCCGGGGGTATGGCCGGAGGCTGATTTTGGGATGGCGTCATCGAGGAGGTCGATGAGGCTGTCGCGATCAGGATGCTCAGGGTCAAAAAGAATGCCAGCAGCAGTATCAGGATCGATGTTAGGAGCATATCGCTGCACCATTCTCGCGAGATGGGGGGAGATTCGCTGACGCGCTGAGATCAAATAGTCGGGTTCAGACATGGTGCCTCCAAAGAATTTATGGAGCATTTCTCGATTGTCGGGCCAGAAAGTCAGAAACCCTTACCCCGAGGAGAGGTTTTTGATGAAACGGCTATGCATTGCCGCCCTTCTGGTGGCCTGCCTTTCGCAGTTCGCGAATGGCGAAACTGGCAATCGTCTCTACCGCACTGAGTGCAAAGACGGTGTTTGCACTCGCGTCTACGTCGGCTCCGGCTGGGAGAACGAGATCGCTGATCGCGTTAACAGTGAGCGTGGCATGCGTGGCATGCGTCCTCTGAAGGTAACGCTGTCGCTGATGCAGTCCGCACGCAGCTGGTCTGGCCGTCAGGCGAGCGAGCGTCGGATGTACCACAGCAACTGGCCCGGCATGGGTGAGAACGTGGCATACGGCCAGAAAGACCCGGCCGATGTGATGCGTGCGTGGATGAATTCACCCGGCCATCGGGCCAACATCCTCAACGCCAAATACACCGAGATCGGCGTTGGCGTCGTCATCGCGAGTAACGGCCAAGCGTTCTTCACGCAGCAATTTAGGTAGTCCCCGAGCGTCCCCGAAGCACCCCGAGCGAGAGAAATATGTCTGACGAAATGATTGATGATGCAGAGCTTGAAGACGATTCCCCGGATCAGGACTCCGTAGACGAGTCCTCCGAAACGGAAGAGGTTGAGCAGCCCGAGGAACGTGAAGTCGCCCCGCAACCAACGGTGTGGGATGCGTTTAAGTCACTGCCCGACTTTCAGGGTCAGGACGAGCGTGCGATTGCACAGCGGCTGTATCAGAGTCTGGAGCGGGAGAAGCAGGCGACACACGCCCTCTCGCAGTACCAGCAGATGATGCCGGTCGCCCAGCAGTACCTTCAGCACCGGCCTCAGTTCGACAAGTGGCTTGCGGAGCAAAGGGCGGGAGCCGCCCCGCAGCAGGCTCCCGTGCAGGCGGCACCCCAGCCGCAGGAAGAGAAGTGGTGGAACCCGCCGCCGATGCGTGACGCCTTCAAGCGTTACATCGTCAAGGACGAGAACGGCAGGGACACGATTCATCCCGACGCACCGCTCGATGCGAAGCACGCTCTCACCGAGTTCTTCCAGTACAAGCAGGACTTCGCTGAGAAGTTTCTGACCAACCCGGAAGACGCTCTCGCACCGATGGTGTCGCGTCTGGCACAGCAGCAGGCACAGCAGATTGTGGCCGAGCAGCTGGAGCAAGCGGGCCGTCAGCAGTACATCCAGACGCTGGAAGAGCAGAACAAGGATTGGCTCTACAGCGATCCTGTGAACAAAATTTCTTCGAAAGAAGGAGAGGCTGCCAAAAGATACATAGAGCAGGCAGCACAGCTGGGCATCTCCTCACCGGAAGCCCGCTGGCAGTTTGCTCTGGAGAAGGTTGAGCGTGACCTCCTGCATCAAGTGCTTGACGCACAAGCAGGTCAGGCCCGTCAGCAGTCCTTCCAATCGCAGCTTGACCGCGTCCAAGCTCCGGCTCGCACCATAGTGCCGCCGCAGCGCACGCAGGCCGAGGCGAACATGGAGTATCTGCGACGAGCAGCCTCGCGCACGGCCAACCGGGCTGGAGTGCAGACGAATAACCCCGAAGCTGGTCGCAAGGGGATGTCTTTTGAAGAACGGCTTCGTGCCGACGCATCGGACGCAGGTCTTATTTGACCTGCCTAACTGAACAAGAAAGGTTGCTCTGATTATGGCGAGTACCACTGACTGGGCCCGGGCTATTGGCACATCGATCACGAACTATTTGCGTGAGGAAGAGATTGCCGTCCTCCGCAAGTTCCGCATCTACGCAGCCCTTGAAGGCAGCGGCAATGTGCTCACCAACCAGAGTGGCAGAGGCTTCTCGTGGGAGGTCAGATTCCGCAACCAGCCCGTGTCGTCCAATAATGGAGAAACTCCTCGCGTTTTCAGCCGCCAGAATCTCTGGAAGACGGCGAAGCTCGATTGGCGCGGCTACCAAGTGACGGATTCGATTCTGCGGCGCGAGATGCTGGAGAACCGTGGTCAGCAGGCGTTGATCAACGTCGCTGGCAAGATGAGCGCGCGTCTTCAGGAGAGCATGGAGCAGCACCTCTCAAGGGAGGTATACGTTGACGGTTTTAAGGCTGGCAACGAGCATCGCTTCTGCGGCCTCGACTCGATGTTCAACTACGATGGCACGGTCAACGTGACCACCGGCGCGAAGCGTGCGGCCAACGCTGCTGATCCGTTCGCTTGGGCGAAGGATGAGTACGCTGGCCTCTCCACCGAACTCGGTGCGGAAGCGGGCTCGCAGCTGGAGACGGGCAGCTGGCCCAACGTGGCGTGCGATGAGTCCTACGATTATTACACGCCGATTATCTGCAACTACACGAGCACCTTCTTCAAGGGTGCGACCGCGACGTGGAAGGATCAGTGCGTCGAGGCGACTCGTGAGGCGATTCATCAGACAAAGAGAAATGATTCGAAAGACGCCGCCGTCAACCTCGTGATCATGGATCGTCGGATGTTCATCGACTACATGAACCGTCTCGACAGCAAGGAGCGGGCCATCGTCACGAAGACGAACGGCCTGAAGTCCTACGGCTTCTCGGACGTGTTCGAACAGGACGGTGTTGAAATCTCGACCGAATACGCTGTGCCAACGGGCTGTGCGTATGGCCTCAGCATCGACAACATGTACCTCCACTGCATGGAGTCGCAGCTGATCACGGCCGAAGGCCCTTACTTTAATCAACACAACCAAGCATACGAATACGTCGCTTCGGTTTTAGCAAACCTCCGTTTTGTCAGTCCGAGGAATTTTTTCAAGCTCGCGGCCGTCGCCTGATCCACACCTTCACTCCAGTTCCAAGGAACAGTTCGCATGTCCTACACTTTCGATCCCAGCTTCGGTCGTGGGTTGGTGCTCGGCGCTCTGTGGGCTCACCCCATCGAGAAGACCGACCCGTCCACCGGGAACTCCACCGTCGGCCGCAAGAAAGAGTTCACTGACGTGAACGCCAAGACGGGTGTCCTCCTCTCCAACGAGGTCGTCACCTGCGTGGCTCTTCGCAACACCACCGCTGCTGCCGTGCTCCCGGGCACGAACCAGACCCTGTCGGGTTATGTCGGCGTGGTGGACGAGTACGTCAAGTCCACGGGCGTGCCTGTGGGCGAGGTGTTCTGGCTCGTCATCAACGGCCCGACCCAGCAGCCGCTGGGCACCCGTGTCAATCTGATGACGAACGGAACGCCGGTTCCGCGTCTGCTTGTGGTGGACGGTAAGGAAGTGCCGGAAAACACCGACACGAACCCTTCCGTTCGCGTGGTGTTCGAAGAGGCGGAAGGCGAGACGGCCGATGCCGCCGCGACCACGCCCGATGCCACGGCCACTCCGACCACCGAGCCGGTGGTCGCTCCGGTCGCTGAGACTGTCCCCGTTGATCCCACTGTAACCCCGTAATGAGGAGGTGATCCTTGCGGTATGTCCTCTGTCTTCTCTGTGTTGTCTCTGCGTCTCTGGCGGTTGCTGGTGATGCCGATCCTCGCGACTACCTCGACATGAAGTCGCAGTTGAAAGAGGTGAAGCGTGAGAGCCGCAAGGAGCGGGCCGCGATTCACCGCAAGCTTGTCGCCAAAAACTTGGAATCCCGTGCCGAGAAGGTGCGGGCCAAGACGGTTACGAAGTAATCAGTAACCAAGGAACGATGCGATCACAGGCGGCGGGACGAGTAGCCCTCTCCCGCCGCCTCTTCTCTAGGTGCCCATATGCCATTCCTCGACCCAAGCCAAGACTTCAAAGGCGGGGCGGCAAAGTTTGGATCAAAGCAGTCGCAGTCTACGGACATCGACTTTGACCACACAGGGCACGACCTCGCCGCCAAGAAGGGCGACGAGCTTTCAAAGCTCAGGGCCTCTAAGAATCAAGCACTGCTTGACGACCCGCTCTCCACGCTCGACACGAACGAGCGTATCCGAGGATTGCAGCGGTACTTAAACGCATACCACACCGGAACGCAGCTGGGGGACGACGCCGTTCTCCCGGGCACGCGAGTCAAGGGCATTCGCGAGTCCTCTAGTACCGACAGTGATGGCTCTACCGCAGTTGACTACTTTGACCCGCACATGCGTGGTCAGGACAGAACAGGGAAATAAACATGCCAAGCGGACGTTACGTCACCCAGCGTGATTACAACAACGACGCCAGCCACTTCCAGCGGGCCGCGTTTGCGACCCGTTCCGACCCCGGGTCGGCGCAGCTGAACAACTTCATGAACACCGGCGCTGCCCAGAATGCCGCCGAGCATTTTGGCAACACGCAGGCCGAAACGAACCTCTGGCAAACGCAGCTGTTCGACGAGCGTGCGATGCAGCAGGTCGGCCATGAGCGGAGCCTCCAGAACGAAGCCATGCGGATTCGTGGCGAGGATGTGGCTGGCCGCAATGCGGCAGAGATGGCTAAGGCAGGTGCCATGGGTCGGGTGATGGGTGGGGGTGGCCTGTTGAGCGGCCTCACCACGAGCGCTCCGCAGCAAACCGCAGTGAACCTCTACGGTAGTAGCGGTCGCAGGATTGGCGGGACGCCGCTCGCTGGGTTGGCCTGAAATAGTCCCGCTGGTGCGGGACGCTCGGGGCCGGTCTGGCGGGGACGCCCGTCGGATCGGTTCTTAGTTGGAGTTCATCATGGCTATTCGGGTGTGCGAAGACTGCGGCGAGCAGCTGGAAGACACGACCATCAACTTCCCCGTCTACAAGAGGCGGGTGCAGAAGTGCATTGGATGCGTTGTTCGTCTGCGGCGAGCAGCTGCTGATGCCAAGCGAGAGAAGCGTTCCCGGCAGATGGGGCGGATGGAGGAAGCAGCTGTAGACACGCTGCTCCAAGCCTCACGCAAGGGCGGCACGAACATCCCGCACTCCGCGGAGTTGCTTGAGCAGCTGATGGTCTGCTTCGGCGGCGTGAACGGATTCAGCCAGCTGCTGCTAAAGAACTACTTCGACGCCCCGGCCGGATCAGCCCAGCGAACCAAGATCATGGAGATGATCACGAAGCTCGTCACGGTCAACGCCGATCAGGGCGGCTCTAAGAAGCCTCTCGCCTTGTGGAGCGAGGAGGAGCTTGAGGGTGAGCTAGACCTCCGCATTCGGCAGGCGATTGGTGCCCCGATGCTAACTCTGGAGGTGGTCAGTGAACCCGCTGCCGTCGATCCCGGTAACGTCTAGTTACCAGAAGGACAAGCTGCGGGAGCTTCAGGCGGAACTTAACGACCGCCGCATCGAGGCCCTGCGTCTGTACCGCCCGTCTCCGTTGCAGGACAGGATGCACGCCGACACGGTCAGCGAGCGTCTGGTCATCGGAGGCAATCGTTCAGGCAAGACGATGTGTACCGCCATCGAGGTGGCACGGGCTGCCACCGGCACTGACCCGTACAACAAGTATCCCAAGAGCGATGCGGTGATAGCGGTGATCGGTCGCAGCTATTCCCATTTGGGTATGGTCTGCGTCCCTTACCTCCTCCGGGCTGGTGCGTTTCGCATCATCCGCGACCTGACCACGAAGCAGTGGCGTGCGTTCGATCCCAAGACAGATGCGGATCGTAAGAGCGAGTCCAAGCCTGCGCCGCCCCTGATTCCGCCGAGGATGATCAAGTCGATCAGCTGGATACAAAAGTCGGCCAACTACGCCAACTGCATCGAGCTAACCAACGGCACACGCATCTTCTTCTTCTCAGCCGAATCAGAGCCGCCCCAAGGCTTTTCCGCCGACCTCGTGTGGGTGGACGAGGACATCCCTCAAGACAACCTCATCCCTGAATTGCAGGCGAGGCTCGCTGACAGGAAGGGCCGATTTCTGTGGTCGGCCATGCCGCATTCCCGGTCGGAGTCGCTGCTGGGCTTGTCCGAGCGTGCCGACCGTGCCGCCGAGAGCGAAGACCCGAACCCGAACATTAGGAAGTACGTTCTCCGCTTCCTTGATAACGATCACATTGAAGATGGAGAAAAAGCCAAGGCCATCGAGCGGTGGGCCGCGGCGGGCGAGGACGTTCTTCGGATGCGATCCGAGGGCGAGTTCCTCACCGACTCTGTGCTGGTTTACCCACGCTTCCACATGAGCGTGCATGGGATGGATCGGGCACAGCTGCCCAGTGGCACGATCCCCCAAGAGTGGACTCGATACCTCGCGGTAGACCCGGGTCATCAGGTCTGCGCAGTACTGTTTCTCGCCGTCCCGCCTGACAGCACATATGCAGTCATCTATGACGAACTCTACATCCGGCAGTGCAATGCCGTGACGTTCGGGGAAAAGCTGGCAGAGGTCGTGAAGGGACAGACGTTCTATAGCTTCATCATCGACATGCACGGCGGAAGGCTGCGAGATATAGGCTCCGGGCGACAGGTTGTCGTTCAATATGTAGAGGAGCTTAGGAAGCGTGGGGTACGCTCGCTCTCTACGGGGTCTGCGTTCATGGCTGGCTGCGACGAAGTAGCCGCACGAACGAGTGCTGTTCGCTCCGCGTTGCACGTTCGACCGGACGGCAAGACCAAGCTCCGGGTGCTGCGTGATGCATGCCCGAACCTTGAGCGTGAACTCAAGCGATACCGGAAGAAGACCGTCATCGTTAACGGCACGCCGGTAGTTACTGACGAGCCCAACACGAAGGGCGAGTGCCATGCTGTGCAGTGCATGGAGTACCTATTTGCAGCCGAGCCTAAGTACGTTCCACAGAAGAAAACTGACTTGGAACCCGAGATGCCTCAGTGGATGATTGACTTTATGGAGCGCCGCCGTAAACGGATGGGCCCGGCGAAGTTCACTTATCTCGGCCCACAGTCAGACCTCTCGTCTCAGGAAATGGAGGATAGTGCGCATGACATCTCAGAATGGGTCTAGCGATTTCGAAATGCCGTCAGTCGAGCTTGGCGACATGGTTCTGTACTACTCGTCGTCGCTCGATCTCACCGAGCCGGTTCTCGGCTGGGTATGCCGTCGGCCGGGCGTGAAGACTGTTTCAGTCCTGATCTTCAGTCCCGACCTTGGTTTCATCGAGAAGCCGAGCGTGCGGCATCTGGAAGACCCCGGTCTTCAGGAGAACCCGCAGTGGCGTCAGTGGGGAGCGTGGGTGCTGCACCCGAAGACCGCACTGCTGAAGCGTCTGGAGTCGATCCTCCCGCAGATGGTGACCGTTCTGGCGAAGCACAAGAAGGACTAGCGAATGGAAGACAACGGCTTTGAGGTCAAGGACGACGGCCCGCTCAACGAGAACCCCAAGCAGGCGAAGCTGCCTCCTGAGTCTCCCCTTCGCCCGATTGCGGCCAGCTGGCTCCAGAAGATCGCTTCCGCCAAGCGGGCTAAGTCGCAGTTCGACGCCGACGCCCGAGAGGGCATGGCGTTCTTCGACGGGCTCGGTGCATGGTCGATGAACCAGAGCAATGTTCGCGGCCAGAGCATCATGTCCCGGCCGACACCTGCCCCTGCGTTTCGTCTCTCCATCAACCGTGTCTTCGAAGCCGTCAAGCTCATCGGCGCGGTGCTGTACGCCCGGAACCCGGTGCGTACTGTCACGCCGCGGAAGTTCCCTGCCGTGCCGCCGGAGATGCTGGGCCTGAGTCCCGAGTCCATGCAGATCGACCCGATGACCGGGCAGCCGATGCCCGATCCGGCGTTGCAGACCTACATGGACACCTCTCAGGCTGTGATCCTGCAAGAGGAGAAGAAGAAGCTGCAAGCCGAACTGCTGTCGGCCTACCTGAATTACACGCCCGTCGAGAACGACTTGAAGGGGCACTCCCGACGAGCCATCGATGAGGGCATCATCAAGGGGGGCGGTGTGCTGTGGACTGAGGCAGTGCAGGTAGAGAACGTGCCGCCCGCACAGCCGACACTCCTCATCGGTTCGTTCATGGATAGCGTGGACAACCTACTGCTTGACCCAGACGCTCAGGTGATTCAGGAGATTCAGTGGTGTGCCAAGCGGTGCGTGCAGCCTATCGATCAGGTGGCTCGACAATTCGGCCTGTCTCGCGACGACCTCAAGCCCAACCTTGAGAGCTACTCGTCCGCATCGCGGCAGGTGGACGACCGGCGTAACGACTACAACGGCTCGCAGAAGCACCGCACAGGGAAGAGCAACGACCTCGTCACCTACTGGAAGATTTGGTCGAAGTGCGGTTTTGGCGACCGTCTCAAGGGTGCAAAGAAGGAAGACAGGGGCATCTTCGATCCCCTTGGAGACTTCTGCTACCTAGTCGTGGCCGATGGCGTCGAGTTCCCGTTGAACATCCCGCCCGAGTGCTTGAAAGAGCCGACCGACGAAGAGGGCCTGCCGCAGTCGCTGCGTGCTCGCTCCAGCTGGCCGATACCGTTCTGGGCAGCTGACGCTCAGGGTTGGCCGTTCTCGATGTGGGCACCCAACCCTAAGCCGAACTCGCTGTGGCCGCTCTCCTACATCAAGCCCGGAATCGGTGAGCTACGGTTCATGCAATGGGCTTTCTCGTTCCTCATGCAGCGAGTCGCCATCAGCTGCGAGACGATCATCGGCGTGAGCAAGGCAGCTGACTATGACCTCAAGCAGCAGATTCTTGCGCCCAGCGAAAACGGGTTCAAGATCGTTGAGATCAGCGAGGCTCTCGGCAAGTCGGTCAACGAAATCATGTCGGTATTTCAGTCCCCTAACGTCACGTCGGATTTGCCCAACCTCATCAACGAGGTGTCGCAAATGTTCGACAAGCGCTGTGGGCTTACGGAATTGGTCTACGGCCAAACCCGCTCGGCACTGAGAAGTGCTAGCGAGGCGCAGGTCAAGGCTGACAGCATGCAGATCAGGCCAGACGATCTGGCATCGAGCGTGGAGGATTGGCTCTCCGACATAGCGAGGAAGGAAGCAATGGCTGCCCGGTGGCTGTTGCAGCCGCAGGACGTTGCCCCGGTGCTCGGCCCGCTTGGTGCCGAGGCGTGGTCGATCCATCTCACGACCTCCGGCGGTGACCCAGCTGGCGAGATCGCACGCGAGTTCACTTACCGCATCGAGGCGGGCTCCGCTAAGAAGCCCAACAAATCCTTCAAGCAAGAGAACATGAACGCGGCCCTCCAGACGCTGGGGCCGATGTTGCAGCAGCTGGCGGGAGCCGGGAATCCGGGGCCGCTCAATGCCCTTCTTTCCGATTGGGCTGACGCCAACGACCTCGATGTACGCCCCTACCTTCTCCCGCCTCCTCCACCCCCACCTCCCCCGCCACAGCCCATGCCGCCCCCCGGTGCAGCGCCTGATGCTCCTCCTTCATCACCCGCGCCCGGGGCGGCGGCTGGCAATCCCGCGCAACCACCACCACCGCAGCAAGGAGGCTAGCGATGACCGAGGACGAGTTCGACGCAGAGGTAGCGGCGATCAGTAAGCGTGGCGTAGAGCCGAGGCCGCTTTGCGGCCGGAAGCGTGATTGCACGCCCGAGACGTGGGCGGCATATCTTGAATACGAGCGTCTTCGGAGGGCGGCCCCTCGACAGCGTCTGCGCAGGAGACACGCCAACCTGTGGCGTCACTACGCCATCACGCCTGCGCAGTACGAAGGCTTGCTGTCGGGGCAGAAGGGCGTGTGTGCGGTATGCGAGGAGCAGTGCGCAATCCAGCCCCGCCTCTGCGTCGATCACAGCCACGAGACGGGCGAGGTGAGGGGCCTGCTGTGTCAGCCGTGCAACACTGCTGCCGGGAAAATGCAGGACTCACCGAAGCTTCTTCGAAAGCTTGCCGACTACATCGAGGCGGGCGGCACGCCTGCGTTCGACCTCGTTACCTTCTACAAACGAGCTATGGAGACGACCAATGCCCGTAACTGAAACCCTCCCGCCCGACATCGCGACCGCCCCTGCCCCCGTCCGAGAGCACTTTCTCAAGGTGCTCGCGCTTGGCTACGGCGAACGCTGGGCCACGATGGTCGCACTCCAGCAGCCGCCCGGCGTGTCTGGCGTTGACAGGACGTTTCAAGAGGGGCACCTCGACGGCAACTGGTTAGACAAGCTGCCCAAGAAGCAGGCCCAGCGGATGATCCGCGAGGCCAAGGAGGCCGGGATATCCACGGCTGGCAAGTTCTACTTCTCGGGCATCGCGGACAAGCGTGGTGCCCGTGACCCCAAAGCTTGGGTGAGCAGCCGGGACGACGTGCTTCAGGTCTGCAAAGATCGCAGGCTGGAGATCAAGGGGACGATCAACTACAGCCCGGGCGAGGCCCCGCCGCCCAAGAGGATTGACATGGCCCCGCGGCTGGTCAACGAGCTAGTCCGCAAGGAGCTAGCCGCCAACCCCAAGATGAAGCGGGCTGACGCTGTAGAAGCCGTGAAAAAGCGGCACGCCCTGAAGCGGAAGCTCTAATTCCAGATCGCCCCTTCCGGGCCAAAAACCCAGTGGAACACACCCACTGGAGGCCCGGCATGGCCCGCATTGAACGGCTCAACAGCAGTGCTGCTGTAAAGATCACGACCGATCCCTCGACCTCCCAGAAGATTCCCTACGGGGCAGTCGCGGGCGGCGTACTGATGGTCACCTCTGGTAGCGGCACGATCACTTGGCACTGCCAAGCCACACCTGATGGCGACCTGTTCCCGATGTTCGACGCAGACGGTGCCGCCTGCGAGACGGCGGTGTCGGAAGGCAATGCCTTTGATATGCCCGCTTGCTTGTTCGGCTGCCCGTTCATTGTCGGTGGAGGCTGCGACATCGAGGGCTTTATCGCGGTGAGTTCCTGATGCCCCAAGATCAGCGACTCCTGCGACCCATCAAAAAGACCGATGGCGGCGGGCCGATTGGGCCACCACCTCCGGCCGTGACGTACCGCATCCTGCAAGAGGATGGCTTCAAGATTCTGACCGAGTCTGGCACACCACTCCGTAAGGAGCAACGCACCTGATGGCTGACTCCAAGATAACGCAGCTGCCAGCTGGCACAGCAGTCGCCACTACGCTTCTTCCGGGCGTGAACGGTGCTGTCACGCAGCGAGTGACAGTTGGTCAGATTCTTGACCTCGTCGGGACTGTAGCTGGCCCAGCTGGCCCTCCGGGTGCGGACGGTCAGCCGGGCAAGGACGGTGCGGATGGGGCACCGGGCAAAGACGGCGTTGATGGCAAGGATGGGGTTGACGGTCAGCCGGGAGCCGATGGCGCACCGGGCGTCGATGGTACGGACGCACAACACATCGTCTCTGATGTTGAGCCGCCGCCGGGCGTGGAGATTGGCGACCTGTGGATTGACCCCACCGGCACGACCGAGAATGCCACTGGCACGGTTGACCTGTCGGCTTACGCGACGACTGCATACGTCGATGGCAAGACCGACGAGATCAAGGCCGCTTGTACGGTTGCGTTCGTAGAGCGGTACACCAAGCAAGAGGTAGATGCAAAGGTTGCTGCCCTTCAGCAAGGCGTGGATGATGCCAATCTTGGAGTGCAGGGTGTTGCCGACCAAATCCCTTTCGTTGCAGAACAGATCGGCATCCAGACCGCCGCCAAACTCGACCTGAAGGCCGACAAGGCCACCACCTACACCAAAGCTGAAGTTGACGAGGCCATTGGCGACTCCATCAGTGGTCAGCTTACGCAGGCCCAGATCGAGGAGATCATTTCTCAGGTCGGCCCTGTTGACCTAACCGCTTACGCGAAGATCAGCGACAACGCACAGGCCATCCTCGCCAAGACTGTCGTGACGCAGGCTGTCGGCTTTGGTGACTCTGCACTTCCTCCTGCTGCTCTGACCTACACCGACACTGGCGAAGGCTACGGCCCGCGTCTTGTGTTCGCGGTCGGCTTGGTCAACGACTATGTGGCACTGCGGTCGGACTTCGACCCCTTCGCTGACCGCATCAACGCACTTGAGAGCAAGGCCGCTCCGACGATTGATGCCTACACGAAGACTCAGGCCGACTCCAAGTTCCTGACGCTTGTGGACGTTGACAGGTTCGTCTTTCAGTCTGACGTTTACACGCAGAAGCAGTGCGACGACCGCTTCATGCGGATCGACCAAGCGTTCAGCAAGATCGACTTCGACAACCAGATGGCCCTGATGTTGTACTCCCGCAAGCAGGTCGATGACCGGCTGGCGGCGATCAACCCGATTGGTGCGTCTTCGATCAACAATCCCGCACTGGCTGACTTCAAGCAGTCGGTGCTGGATGAAGTCAAGAAGATGATGGCGGGCGGGAAGACTGTCCCGGCTGACATCGACTGGACGGTTTGCCAGCAAGTCGCCGGGGCCGGGACGGTTGAGGCCCGCGTCCTGAACGGCATTCTCCAGCTTCGCGGCGAGGTGACGATCAATGTCTCGGCCACAGGCTCGTTCACGCAAGTTCGCAGGCTCCCGGCGAACTTCCCGAAGCCGCTGGCTGAATACAACAGCCTTGTCTACGGGATTCAGACAGGCAGCACCTACCGTCGCGTGTTTGTCCGCTGGGGGACTGACGGCTCAATCGGCATCTGCCCAGACGGCACCATGACCGCAGCCACCCTCACTGGAGCTACGGCATACGCCTACTGATGCACCTTAACTTCCACATCGTCGGTGCGGGTGCAGCCACGCTCGGCTTCGTGCTGGTGTGCTACCTGTTCGCACTCGCCTGCGATTGGTTCATGGCGGCAGAGCAACGCGCCCTTGAGAAATGGCTAGACGAACACGCCCGGCAACACCCTGACGACAAGGACAAGAAGTAATGGCTGCGATGTACTACTGGTCGGGCACGGCTTGGCTCCCCATCTCCACAGGTGGCGGCGGCTCCGACTCCGCACACATCGTCTCCGACACCGAGCCGACCGGCGTGGCGGCTGTGGGTGACTTGTGGATTCAGCCGAACGGCACTGCCCCTCCGGGTTCGCCGGGTGAAGGTGAACCCGGCCCCCAAGGTGAACCGGGCCTTGCTGCCACAATCGAAGTAGCCGAAACGATCACGATTGAAGGTGGGCTGCCAGCCGAAGTGATCAATATCGGCAACGAGAACAAGGCGTCCCTGTCGTTCAAGATTCCGCAAGGGTTGCCCGGTGTGAATGGCGAAGCCGGTGTAGCTGGTCCCGCTGGTCCGCAGGGTGATCCCGGCGTGGCTGGTGAAGCTGGCCCTCAGGGCGAGCAGGGCATTCAAGGCCCAGAAGGCATTCAGGGTCCTCAAGGTATTCAAGGTCAACCGGGTCTTGGGATCAGGTATGCAGGCACGGTCGCTACCCAAGGCGACCTTCCAGCTTCTGCCACTCAGGGCGACCTCTATGTTGTCTCGACCCCCGAGCCAGCTAGGGGATTTGTTTGGGATGATACCAAGGCTGCATGGCAAGACTCTGGCCCAGTGCAAGGCCCACAGGGTGTTGCTGGCCCCCAAGGCATTCAAGGCATTCAGGGCGAGCCCGGGGTTGCTGGCCCCAAGGGTGATTCTGTCACTGGCCCCGCTGGTCCGCAGGGTGAAGTCGGACCCGCTGGCCCTACCGCTATTGCCACTGCCACTGTGCTTGGTGGCGTGAAGATTGGTAGTGGAATCACGGTCACGGCTGACGGCACCATCAGTGCAAGTGCTGGTAGTGACTATGTTTTGCCTAAGGCCAGTGCTGCAATTCTGGGTGGCATCAAGATTGGCACTGGCTTGGCAATTGATGCCAATGGAGTTTGCACGGCTTCCCTTGCTGGCAACTATGTCAACAAGGCAGGGGATGTCATGAACGGCCCCCTGCGGTATGCGCCAAACGCCGCCCCCGCTGGGTTCAACGGGACCGACGTTTATACATACTACGACGGTTCCTATTACCGTCTGTATATGCCGGGTGGCAAGCAGGCTTTTGTTGCTGCTCCAGACACGGCTGTTGTGCAGTTCCTCGGTGCGAACCCACAGACACCCTTCACCCCAGCCGTAGACAACGACCTCACAAACAAGAAGTACGTTGATGGGGCTGTCTCAGGAAGCACGGCATTCCTGAAGACTACCGGCGGGACTATGACGGGCACCATCGTGGCCCCCACCGCAGTCAACACGATGACTTGGGCCACGACCTACAACATCTTTGGCTCCAGCGGTGGCGTTGCTTTCCGCAACAACAACTCCAACTTGCTGCTTGTGACCACTACCAGTGTCGCTGCGGTGGTGCTGCTTGAGGTGCGGGCAACCGGTACAGCCATTCGGTTTGGCTCAGGTGGCCCGACCGTAACCAATGCCTCTGGCGTTGTGTCTATTTCCGCGAACGTGGAGTCCACCGCTGCGGCCCCTACGGCAGCCAGCCACCTGACCCGCAAGGACTACGTTGACGGCAACTTCGCTCCAAAGTTCGTGGCTGATGAGTTGACCCTAGTGGACGAGTTGACGGCATTGCGGGCGGCACTCACGCAAGCGCAGGCTGACATTGCAGAACTCAAAGCAAAGGTTGCGTAATGGCAAACAACCTCTACTACTTCGACGGCACGGGCTGGCAACCGATTTCATCGGGTGGCGGCGGCAGTGTTGGCCCTCAAGGCCCACAGGGCGAGCCGGGCAAATCAATCAACGTCTTCGTTCAGACCACCATGCCCACCACTGCCAGCGTGGGTGACCACTGGATTAACGAAGAAGCGAAGAAGGTTTATCGAACTCTCGACCAACTGAAGACCTACCGAACTCTTGATGACTTAACTTGAAAGGAACCTGAACATGGCTGATGTCCTTTGCTTTAATGGCGTTGAGTGGATTTCTCTGCGTGGCCCCGCTGGTACGGCTGGTGCGGATGGTCAGCCCGGTGCTGACGGCGCGCAGGGCGAGGTCGGCCCCGCTGGCCCTGCCGGTGCGGACGGTGCCGCTGGTGAGGCTGGCCCGAAGGGCGATCCGGGCGAGCAAGGCCCTGCCGGTGAGAAGGGTGACAAGGGCGACTCGGGCAGCGGCGTGACCATCAAGGGCACTGCCACTACCTACCCGCCTGATGCTGCTCCCGATGTTGGTGATATGTGGCTTGCTGGTGATCCGGTTCCGGTTGGCACTCCCGCCAGCGCGAGCGGCCCTGCCCAGCCCGGCGACGGGATCGTGTGGGATTCGGCGGCGTGGATCAACGTCGGCCCCGTGCGTGGCCCGGTTGGCCCGCAAGGCCCCGCTGGTGCGGACGGCGATGACGGTGTTGCCGGTGCCGATGGTGCGAAGGGCGATCCCGGCGAGAAGGGTGAGGCTGGTGCGGACGGTGCCGATGGCGTGTCGCAGGAAGTCTATGGCCCGCAGGCCGCTGAACCTACGGGTGCCGCGAAGGGTGCTATCTGGTTTCAGGTCTAAGTAGGGGTCACTGCCGGGATGGCAATCTCGCCTCCCGGCCCAGAACACTAGGGCAATCCAATGGCTGATCCAAAACCACACATCTTCGACGGCACCAAGTGGCTACCCCTTCAGGGAGCCGATGGGGCAGAAGGCCCGACCGTAGTCAGTGCCGATGCCAAGAACCTTGCCAAGCTAGGCACAGACGGGAAACTCCTTGTCTCTCAGCCAGACCTAGATGCGATCTATGTCAACTTGGCTGGCGACAAAATGACGGGGGCACTGGGTCTGGTCACTGGGGCCGCTACACCGGCACCTCCAACCGCGATCGACTCCAGCACGATGCTTCAGGTCGTGCGCGAATCAACGCTTGATTGCTTCGTCGAAACCTACAGCGTTGGTGGTACGCCCGGCTTTTATCTGCGCCGCAAGTCTGGCACCATTGCCGCCCCAACCCCTGTCAACGCCAACTCCGGCATGGGTTTTCTCCGCTGGCAGACCAAGCCTGCAAGCGGCGCAGTGGACAGGACTACGGCTCAGATACAAGTCTTCGCCCTCAGTGCCGAGACACAGGACGGTTTTTTCGACGGGTCGATGGATCTCTCGCTTGCAGGTGCCAAGACAGGGCAGTCAAACAGTTTTTTTGCTCTAACGAACCTCGCTGCCACCGGCACTACTGCCAGCATTGGTGCGGACGCATTTGTTTGTTCCGCAAAGAACTTCAGCGTCGATGCCTCTGGTTCGGTCACTGCCGCCGTTGGCCTAACGGTTCAGTCTGGCCCGGTCGCAGGCACCATTGCTTCCGGCGGTGCTGCGGCCACGTTTCGCTCAAACGGCAACGGTGACGGGAAGACAGGGCTTAGCCTTCTCGGTGCTGCGGCTGGAACGTCTGCCACAAGCGGTGGAGTTACTGGGGTTCGCGGTGAGGTTACGGGCACGGTCAGCACTGGGATCGGGGTCAGTGCCAGTGTAACCGCCACCGCTACGCAGAATTACGGCTTTGCAACAACCGTAAGAGGCGGCACCCGCAACATTGGTCTGTACGTTGATGTTCCGAAGGCTGACGGGTCATACGCTGTCCAGTTTCAGGGTGATGCCGATTCGTACTTCAAGTCCAACGTGGGCATTGGTTGGTCAACCCCGTCAGTCCTGCTAGAGGTCGGTGGAGCAACCAAGCTGCGGTCTACCCTAGAGGTAGTTGGCAACATCACCAGTGCTGGCACCGCCCATAACTTTGCTGCCAAGTCCATTCCGGCTTCGGCCATCAATGGAGTGCCCACCCTTAAGGCGGATGACCTGTCTGACGTTACGGTCACCACTCCCGCCGCAGGGCAAGTCCTCCGCTGGAACGGCACTGCTTTTGTGAACTCAGTGCTGAACTACTCAGACCTGACCGGCACGGCTCCCGGCGGCGGCATGACCCAAGCGGACGCGGACAATCGCTACGTGAACATCACTGGCGACACGATGACCGGCGACCTGATTGTGAATGCCAAGCTGGGTGTGGGCGTGACCCCTCTCACTGGCTTCCATGTCAAGACGCCTAGCATCTTCCTTGAAGGATTCACAAATACAACCGCGCTTACTGCCACCGCACCTTCTGCCTTTGGTGGTAATGGAGAAAGCCTCATACAGGCAAACGCCACAGTCTCATCAGGCAGCTACACCGCAGTGCTTGCAAGGACTCGCGGCACTGACAATAACCCGTCTGTTCCGAGAGTTGGGGACTTTGCATTCCGGTCGGATGGGCCAGCACCTTCCCAGTTGGGCGGTGACCTGACTGTCAGCGGCAAGCTGATCGGTGATCGCCCATACGTCGCTGTGACAAGCTCTTACACTTTAACTCTTGCCGCCCGCAGTGCCACCATTGCCAATGTCTCAACTGGTGCGGCAACCGTCACGATTTTCATACCGCTGAACGCAAGCGCGGCTTTTGCCATCGGGAGTCGCTTGGAGATTCTTGATCTATCGGCAACATCAGCAACCGTCATCTCGGCGGTTGCAGGAGTCACCCTTAACTGGAACGCCTCGTTGACCGGCGGGACTCCCGCGTTGGCCGGTGGTGCTGGGGCTTCGTTAACCCTCCCCACCCCCATCTCCAGAGTAACGCTCATAAAGACCGGCACTGATACTTGGGTAGTGCTGAACTAAGGACAACCATGACAACTGAAAACGAAGTAGTGACCGAAACCGTAGCCGAACCTGTCATCGACATGGCCGCAGCCGAACAGGCCAAGCGGCAGGCCGAGATGCAGGCCGAGTTGCAGGCACAGGACAAAGCCGCACAGGACAAGCAAGCGCAAGTTCAGGCAGAGATGGATCAACTCAGAGTCGATGAGGCTGCTCTCGCTGCCGAGCAGGACGCGGCACTGGCGGCAGTCAAAGCCGAGTGTGATGCGTACCGGGATGCACTCGCTAACTAAGTGGCAAAACTGGCTTGAGACTGAACGCCCGTATATACTCTCATCAAGGAGATTCTCTTGTACTACACAGCGCATGACGCCATTGACTATTTGATGCAGTCCACGGGCGGCGGCGCTCAGGATCAGGAGCATCGCGCTCTCCGGGCAGCCGTGCATCACTCCTATCGTGACGTATCGAACGCCAAGGATTGGCTGTGGTACGTCACCGAATCGACCATCGTCACTGTCGATGGGCAGAACACCTACCTGCTGCCTGAAGATTGCAGCAACGTAGACGCTCTCGTCAGCCCCGACAACACAACGATCACGTCCTACATCTCGCCAGCTGAGTGGATGAAGCTGGAGCAGAGCAGCCTGACTCTGGGCGAGCCCGTCTACTGGACTGTCTTGAAGTCTCAAGACCCGAAGACGTTTGACCGCTGGGAGATTCGCATCGCCGGTCAGGCCAAGGCCGGGACGACGCTGCGATATACCTACCGCCGTCGCCCGAAGCCGCTGACGCTGATGGGGTACGAAACACAGTGCCGCACCGGCTATGCCACTGTCGCCGGTACTGCGGTGACAGGCAAGAACACTAACTTCCCGCTGCGATGTGCCGGTGCCATCTTCCGCATCGGCACCCCGGGCAACTACCCCGAGCCCCTGTCGGGCATGTACCCATACGCCGAGCAGTCGAAGATCGAGTCTCGCACCGAGGGCGATGCCCTGACGCTGGAGCTTCCGCTGGCGGGTGTGTACACCGACTGTCGGTATGTGATCTCGGATCACCTCGACGTGTCCCCAAACATGTTCACCGCCGTCCTCACGGGCAGTGAGCTTTGGCTGGCACGGCTGATGGGCAAGAACGTCGATGGTGCTGCGACCATGTACCAGCGGGATATCAAGCTGGCGATGGAGCAGGACGTTATCGCCCCCATGTCTGGCCGTCGTGCTCCGTACAACGCCAACCCGGATACCCCGAGTGCTCCGTATGCGGGCAGCGGCTATTCGATGGGGCCTGACGGGGGCACCTGATCATGCTGCGTATCGCCCGATTCGGCGGTCTACTGACGTATGCCAGCAGCTACGCCGTTCCGCCCGGCGGTGCAGTGCAGCAGGTCAACATCACCTGTTCGCTCCCGGGGCAGCTGACATCGCGTGGCGGCTCGGCCCTTGTCACTTTTGACGAGGGCAAGGGGACTCCGACCGGCGTGGTTACGCAGCTGTTCCCTGCACCGGGTGGTGTCGGCAAGGGCGACAAGCTTGTGATGATCGATGAGACGGGGAAGGTCACCGTGACGCAGTCTGTCTCTGGCGACGAGCAGGTCTAGCGTCGTCCCCATCTACTCCGAGGGGTGATCCTCATGCCGGTTCCAGCCAACACACCAGCCACGGTAGCTCTCGGCCCTCACGGGTATGCATACGTCTATCACGGCAAAGGCAGGCCCGACCGGATTGACCTACGCACTGGCGATATCGTGCCAGCTGGTCTGGACGCCCCGACCGCTGCCCCCGTCGTGACGGCTCAGGGCGCGAAGAAGTACTACATACCGCGCATCGACGTTGTCGAGTTCGGCTACCTCTATCACACGCCGCCCACGGTAGACATCGTCGGTGCATGCGAGCGACCGGCCAAGGCTCGTGCGTTCCTGCGAGACGGTCAGCTGGACGAGATTCGCATGAGCGACTACGGCAAGGGGTATGCCGAGACGCCCGCCGTGCATCTCTCTGAATCGCACGCCAAGGGGCTAGAGCTAGAGGCGGTACTGGAGGATCAGCCAGCCACGCCGCCGGAGCGTGGCCCTGCCGCGATAGTTCCCGTGCCGGTCAAGAGCATCACAATCGTGAACCCCGGGGTGCAGTACCTGACGCCGCCTAAGCTGTCGGTATCATCGACCACTGGCTCTGGAATGACCGCTAAGGCGACAGTGGCTGGTGGCAAGGTCACGGCCGTATCTGTTGTCGAGCCGGGCAGCGGCTACGCATCTCCTCCCACAGTCACGCCCATTCAAGGCGGGGCCACGGCAGTGGCTATCGCACGCTGCCACGTTCGCGGTCAGTATGAGTGCTACTACCGATACGTTGACGACACGCCTGAGTCGCGGGGTGGGCCTCGCGTTTCAAATCTCTCTCCTGTCTGCGTACTGGACGCTGGAGATGGAGCAGAGAAGCTGCTGTGGTCTGGGTACTCGGCCGCAGCCGCTGCCGCCAAGGCCAAGGGCCTGACGCTGGAACGGTGGCGCACAACTTCCAATCAGTCCTTCACGCTCTACCGAGTAAGCGGGGAGACTGACGAAGACACGCTCACTGACGAAGAGCTTCGCGACTACAACCGACCGGGGTATCTAGGACTGCCCGTGATCCTGCCGAACGGTGAACTCAACGCCAACCGATTCGGCATTCCTCCCAGCGACTTCGCCGTAGCCGTCACGTTCCAAGACCGGCTGTGGTGTGCTGTCGATCCATCCGGCATGCGTCCGAACGCGCTTCAGTACTCCGAGGTAGACGAGCCGGAGTCGATGCCAGACATCAACGAACTGCTGATCCAGACGAACGTCAAGGGTGCAGACTCGATCACCGCCCTTGTCCCCTACGGCGGCACGCTCGGCGTGTTTCAGAGTCGGCACTTCTATCGCGTCACCTATGTCGCACAGCCTTTGATCGACGTGAACGTATCGGTCGGCGGTTACCGCGGCTGTCTCAACCAGAGATGCTGGGACGAGATCGACGGCATGCTGTATTCCATGGACGCTCAGGGCGTCTACACGATGGACTACGGCGGGCAGATCAAGTCGATCACCGACGGGGTGGCAGACTTGTTCACGAGCCGGATCGACTTCACGAAGTCGAAGTGGTTTAGCGTTGTGGCCGATCCTGCCGAGTACCTCCTGCGGTGCTCTGTGCGATTCATCGGTGACGGCCCCGGAGACTACCCAACGCGGATGCTGGTCTACTCGTTCCAGACATCGGCATGGTGGGAAGAGCGATACCCTGCCCCGCTCGTGGGAGCAGCTGCCGTAGTACTGCCTAACGGACAGCGTCGTGTCGTCTACGGCTCGTCGTCCGGTAAGGCTTATCAGCTGAACACCGGAAATGTGGACAAGTCGGACGGCGGGATAGCAAGTGTTGCAATACAGAATTACGGCAGCGGGTACACCAAGCCTCCCAAGGTCACTGCACCCGGTGGGTGTGGGGCGGTGCTGGAGAGTGCAATCACCGCAGACGGGCAGCTGCTCGGCATCTACGTCCGCATCCCCGGCTACGGATACTCAAGCGGGCAGCTGGTGATCGAGCCACCGGAGAACGGCACCCCCGCCGTGGCAGAGTACTTCATATCCGACGACTTTCTCCCGATACCGTACCTCTTCAAGACCGGGAACCTTGAGTACCCGAGCGACTCAATGGCAACCGACGGCCTGCCGGATGGAGGTGCTCGAAACATCTCTGTGCTCTTCACGCCCACTCAGGGCGAGAGCCTCCTGAAGCTCAGGATGTACTACAACAACAGCCCGCACCCGAGGGTCAACATCGTAGAACGCGACCGCGGCACGGGGTTCATACACGACACCACTGAGCCTGTGACCCGGGTTGACATGGACGCCGGGACGCTCCACGAGAACATCTCCTCTGGCGTGTGCCGCGCCCTGTTCGCCGGTAAGACCATCGATGACCTCCGGGGTAACGACCGTCACGTCGCTCTGGAACTCTCCGGTGCTGCTGGGGACTCCGGCCCGGTGGCGATTCACCAGCTGGACATCTACGGTGTCCCGAGCCCGAGGGGGTAAGCATGTCGATACCCGACCGCAGGGCAGGCGTATTTGAGCAGGCACTTGTGCAGGGTGGCGTTAACCCGCTTGCCGCGAACGCCGCCACAGCTGCCATACTCCACTGCGCCACGCCTCGACGCTGGCGTGGGCCAACCACTCTCGACTACACGTCGCCTAACCTGCGGCTAGTGTCGCCCGAGCTACGCAAGTATCAGTTCCCTAACTTCGACTTCCGTAGTTCGGAGGGCGAGCGTCGTGGGCCAAAGAGCAACACGCCCGAAGAGGAGATTTTTCCTGAGCCCGAGCCGTGGGAGGAACCCCAGAACCCACGTCCTAGCGAGCCTCATCAACAGCCGGTGTCTGGGTATGGTGACGGGCAGTATGTAGCAGGACGGTACATCGAGATTCGCAATGGCATGATCTCCGTTCTCGCGTCTCGCTCAGGGGTGGCGATTCTCGATACGGATCGAATCGTCGGCGGCAGCATCAAGGTTAAGTCCGATTGGGACTTGGCCCGATTCACCGAAGAGGGCGACTTCATTGATCGGGAGTGGGTGCTTCGCGTCAAGCCCACCGAGAAGATCGAAGTGGTGACCGGCATAACGCTGGACTCCCGCGAGTTGCGGATCACTACCGCCCGGCTAGACGCATGGGTGGACAGCCGCTCAGACGCCTCTATCCCTTTTGAGCGGGTCGAGGTCGCTAACAGCGGTACGCTGACTAAAGGACAGCTAAACTTTGGCGGCGACATCGTCTATTACCTTGGCTCCCCTCCAGCTGCGACCGAGATTATCTTCTCCATCCCAGTAGCTGACTGCGAAGCGGGGGGCTGATGCCACTTCTCGTTAAAGACGGCTTGCTCGCCTCAATCGGCGGTGCTCTCAAGGCTTTCGTCGCCGGGTGCGCGGACGCCTGTTGCGCGAAGTGGTACTGCCATCTTCCCGACTACACATGCGACCAGAACGAGCCGGGGCACATCTCGGAGCACGCCACGCAGGCTGAGTGCCTGCGCCTGTGCGAAGACCGGGTCGAGCATTTCTGCCATGTTGATTACGAGTGCGATACCGACCCAACTGACGCGATTGCTTCCTACCCTTCGAAGTCCGCGTGCGAGGAGAATTGCCCGAAGGACTATGCGTGGTACTGCGTCTACAAGAGCGCCGACTACACGAAGGGGTCTGCCTGCCAGCAGGGTAAGGGGCCCGACGAGGGACTTGTTCGCTCCGGCCCGTACAAAGACAAGCCCGAATGCGATGCGGAGTGCGAGTCGCTGTACTACTGCGTCTTGCTGAACGGGTTCGACGGTTCGCAGCCTGAGCACTACGCATGCGTGATCGACCCCACGGGGCATCTGGTTATCTCCGGCCCGACCGCGCTGGCTCTCTGCGAGTCTTCCTGCTCGACACGACGCCGTACCATCTGGTGCGTTGATAATAAACGGTGCGTGATCAGCTATGACGGCCCGCCGCCGGAGTGCTCGTTCGGAGTGTTCTGCGAGGAGCACGGCACATATGACGAGTGCGTGGCCGACTGCCTGCCCGAGAAATGGTACTGCGTTACGCCGGGCGATCCCTGCCAGCAGCTGGCCTCGCCGCCTGCCCCCGGTGCCCCGGCGTATTCCTCACAGGCTGCTTGCGATGACGAGTGCGACAACTACTACTGCTGCTGGGTTTCTCAGGGCGATCCGACGCGGGGATCGTACTGCCAGCTAGGCGAATGTGATCCGGGGTTTGAGCGGTCTGGCCCGCACGATGACAAGAAGGCGTGCGAGGATGACTGCCACAGAATCTACTGCTGGTCTTACAACGACATCACCACTCCGTACAGCACGGTGAAGGTCTGTCAGGAGGATTCGCCAGACGGCTGCACGGCATCGTACTCATGCCTTGGGCAGCCAATGATTATCTTCAGCCCATTAGAAGAGGAGCGGGCAAGGGCCGAGGAGCAGGCTTTCAAGGAGGCAGGGTTCGACACCGATCTGTCTCAGCAGCCGAACGGCGAGTGGTATCTTCTTTACAACTGCCCACGCGATCAGCCTGCCGAGAACTGTGACAACCGGATTTGCGAAGGCCCGCTACTTCCTGCCACCTGCGTGAACGAGAACGTCAACAAGGAGTCGGGCCCATACGGCAAGACTTCCGAGTGCGAGCCCGTCTGCAATCCGCCCGTGTACAAGTACTACTGCGAGAACCAGACCTGCAAGAAGTGCTGCGCGAGCGGGAACTGCCTCGCTGTCGATTCGCCGTGCCCAGATGGCGTAACGCTATATGACACGCCCGCACTTTGTGAGGGTGCGTGCCTGCCGCAGGGCTGCGGCGAGTCGGTTCCGACTAAAGTCACAGTCGCCCTGTGCGGATTCGTTGACCGCTCCCCTCTGCCGGACTGCCTACCAGATGCGGACACGGGTGTGCCACAGAGTGGGTACGCGGCTGTCTTCAACCAGACCGTCGAACTTCAGCTTCTGGACTTCTTGCTCCCTAGCGCGATTGTCTGGAAAGGCACGCTGACACTTCCTTCTGGGTGGCCGCAGCATGATCTGGAACTCACGCGAGGCACCGAATTCGATTCCAACGGATGCGACTACGCCTACTTGGGACTTTATACAGTCAGCGGCGATTCGGAGTGCGTGAACGGATTCTGGAGCCGGAACCGCGACGGCGTGGCTCTGCCTCCGTATCGGGATGGTTGGACTTTCGGAACCAACACAACAGCTGGCCCCAAGGCACTCCAAACGCAGCGGAGTTTTTGGAGAAACATAGGCGTCACGCCCGGAATGTGCCGCATCACGTTTGGCTCGGCCCGCGACGGGAACCCACTCCCATGATCACCTGCGATAAGCGACACCTCATCGCCCGCTGCTCTGAGAGGGGCTACAAGCTGGAGGACGTTATGCCCAGCGTCGTCCATCAGGATGGCGATCTGTGGACTATCGATCCCGCGAGCCCGCACTACCCCCATCCGCGGCCCGACGCGGAACTACCGCCCCCGGGCGCTGGCACGGCGATGAAGGGGCTATTGAAACTGATTGGGATCACGAGCAGTCCGACCTGCCGATGTAACGCTCGGGCCCGAACTATGGATGACAAGGGCCTCCAGTGGTGCAGGGAGAACGAGGAGCTAATCGCCGGGGAGAAGGGCTGGCTGGCCGAGGAGGCTGGGAAACGCTCACTGCCATACGTCCCGTTCGCCGGGAAGAAGCTGTTGAAACTAGCCATTTACCGGGGCTCTAAGTACCCCGACGCAAGGCCCTGACTTTCTGCTGAAACCCCTGTCTCCGGGCCAAAAGGCCATTGGAGGCAGGCATGGCTATCGCGAACGCGCAACCCAAAGTTGGCTACCAGACCGGCATTCAAGCTGGCCCGGCGACGAACGCGGGTGCGCTGACCGGGCTCCTCAAGCCCTCCCCTATGGCGGATCAGAGGGCGAACCAGTTCGCCAAGATGACCGCCCAGAACGACCGGGCCCAGCTTGGGCTCGCTGCTCAGGGCGCTAACGCCCAGTTCATGGCTGACTCTCAGGCACGAAGGTCTGACGCCACGATCAGTGGATTGAATGACCAATCCACGATTCACGACCAGCTGAATCAGCGTCAGGCGCAGGCGATTGATCTGAATGCTGGCGTTCAGGCCAGCAACATCGGATTTCAGTCTGGCATCACCGCCGCCAACATCCGGCACTGGATGAATAGAGCACGGGGGAACGGATGATCTCATCTGACCCAAAGGCTGGTTCGTCCCCTGCGGCGGGTCGCGCATGGCAGGCCCGCACGCCTTCCATTTCGAACTCCTCTGCGCCCGCATCGCCCGCCGCGGCAAGGGCGGCTGCCGCCAAGGCTGCTGCTCCTGCCCAAGCAGCTGGTGGTCTGTCTGCTCAGTCCACATGGAAGATGCCCGTCGCCGTTGATCCGACTGACTCCATCTCAAGCGGCCTCGCTATGGGCGATGCGGCTGGTGACCTGCGCAACCAGAAGAAGCAGTTCACCAAGGCTGGCGTGAGCAATGGCAAGGCCCAGCAATCGGCAGCTGCTCTCGGTAGTGCGACCGCACTGGCAGACGCCCGTCAGCAGGCCGCACAGACGCAGCTGCAAGCCGACACCACCAACGCAAAGCAACGACTCGACTTCCAGTACGGCTCCGAAATGGAGGCGCAGAAGTTGGCAATGATCCAGCAAGCGTTGGGTCAGAGCGATTGGTCTGTGGAAATGGCGAGGCAGATGGCTGCCGCCAAGATCGGTGCTGCCCAGCAGTCGGGTCAGCTGCAAATTTACAACGCCTACGTTTGAGGTGACCCCTTGTCTCACGAATCTCTCGACTTCCGCGATCTCACTCGTGCCGCTCTGGAGCGAATGCTCAAGAACGCATTGATGAAGAAGGGCGACCACGCCGACGACAAGAAGAAGGCCGCTCGCGAAGACGAGGACAAGGAGCGTGAAGACCTTGCTGACCTCGATGAGTCGAAGGGCAAGAGCAACGCGCCCGAGGTCGAGGAGGATGATCTCCACTCGTCGGACATCAAAGCCGCGATCAAGGGCGATGACGACGACGACAAGGATGATGACGACGACAAGCCGTCCAAGAAACCCTCCTTCAAGAAGGGCGAGAAGCCTGACTTTGGAAAGAAGGTCGGCGGCAAGAAAGCTCCACCATTCGGAAAGAAAAAGGGTGGCGGATTTCCCTTCGGCAAGAAGGGGAAGTGATGGCTGCCCGCGACCGCTTCACAGAGATTCTCCGGCAGAACGCCCCCGGCGGCGGGCTTGGTGCGGCTCGTGCCAAGAAGGCGTTGGCTGACAAGTCGCTCAAGGCCCAGCCAACGGCAAGGAAGCCGCCCGTCAAGAGGAAGACGCCCGCCAAGGCTGAAGCGCCCAAGAGGCCGAAGGAAGGCGAGAACGTCGATGCTCTGGAGAAGATGATCTCCGGGGCGGCGAAGCGGAACCGCGTCGATGACGTAATCGACAGTACTCTTTCACGGGCCGATGCCGAGGCCAACAAGCCCAAGACCGGACAAGGCAGCCGCACGCCCATCCGACGCGAGTACCCGGCCGAAGAGATTCGCGACCTCATCGCTACGCCCGAGGGGCTGGCTGAACTCCGGCGGCACATCGGTGACGACCCCGGCCACAAGAAGCAGAAGGCCATCCGGGCTGCTCTGTATGCCCGCAATCAGTCGTGGGCTGATGACTTCGATCTCGCCCTCGCTGGTGAGGCCCCTGCCCCGAAGCTCGACGCCGGGTTCGAAGGCGTCGGTGCTGGCGAAGGTGCGGCCAAGGAAGCAGCTGAAGGCGACGGCGTGTACATCTCCCCGCCGGATGATCCGAAGAAGATCACGCCTGCCGAGAAGAAGCGTGGCGGCAAGAAAAAGATCGACGTTGAAGGCAAGGGCGGTAAGGTCAAGAAGAACACTGTCAACGTCACCGAAGTGGAGGACGTTACCCTCGTCCGTAAGCGGCTCCCTGAGTCCCGGTCGCACATCGACCGCATGGGCAAGGAGGGCGGGGTAATCAAGGGGGCGACAGACAAGACGCTGTCGGTGAATCTCAAGAATGCCTACGCACAACTCAAGAAGTGGTACAAGCAGCTGGAGAAGGATGGCCTAACCAAAGACGCAGACGGCACCGTCGTCTACCCGTTCGAAGAGTTTGCGAAAGACTACAGCCACAAAGTCACCGACACCAAGATCGTTGACGATACCAAGGTGAAGGCGAAGCCGGTCGATGGGAATAAGGAGAAACGGCTCGGCTACGTCGCAGAGAACGAAGCCAACAAGTCGCAGGAGGCACGGCAGCGCAGTCGCGCCGTAGCCGCAGCTGGATTTGACCCGGCCGCGCCCGAGGGATTCTCTCCCGGCGCTGCCATCGAGGACGTTGTTCCCGAGAGCGAGTTTAACAGGCTTCGCCAGCGATCCACGCAGTCGGGCTTCGACCGGCAGGATGCAGCCCGCCGCCTGATGGACGACAACTACACGCGAGACGCTGCTGGGCGTAGCGGCTCCGACCAAGTCCTCAACTACCTGCGGCAGGCCGACGAAGAAACAGCACTCAAGATTGCCCACCGTGCCGCTCGTGACGCGATGATCGACCGCATCCCCACCGCGGAGCGTGCCACCGCAGTGGCAGACCAAGACGCCATCCACGGCGTCGTGCAGGGGCTCATGGCGGCAGCTGGCCGCGAGATGCCAGCAGTAATGCCGGAGTGGTACAACAAGGTTCAGCGGGACGCCAAGCGAAGCACCGACGCATCCTTTCAGTCTCGCGGCGAGAGGTCGGCTGCCCAGCCCTCTCGCGTGGCCCCGGCGTCCGCCCCGAGCAGTCTGCCGAACAAGCGGTTCGATCCGACCATCAACGCCAAGCCCGATCTTGACCCTAAGCCGACCCTGCCCGTTGAGCAGCGTCCGCAGGGGAAGGTGCCGAAGAACATCGAGGAGGAGCTTGCGGCGTACCGCGCTGGCGAGATCACCGACCCCGACCAGAAGGCGTATCTGGAAGACATCATTGAGACGCGCCGAGCGCAGGGCGAGCTATTCAAAGAGTCGGAGAAGACTCGCATCGCACGGGAGAAGGCGGCGGCACGGGCTAAGACCCGGGTCAACCGTAAGTCGCAGAACACAGTACTCCCCGAATCGTCAGACGTGACGGTCGCGGAAACACCTACCACCCCGGGCGACACCGCCCTTAATGAAGGCACTGACATGGCGAGCAAGAAGAGCACGGTCGTTGACGTAATCGCTGGCAAGCCAAGCGGCAAGAAGGCTGGCCCTGCCATCGCGAAGGACACGGTCGCCTCCTCCCTCGATGCCGACAGTGGCGTGAAGGGGGCAAGGAAGGCTGCCGGGGATACCTCCACGACCCGCGGTCAGGCTAGCACCGTGCCACTGACCGAGCGTTACGCAGCACTCGCTGAAGATGCCCGCAACGCCGACCCGAGCATGGCAGGAGAGTTGAACGAACGGCTCGCAGTGCTCGACGCTGAAATCCTTAAGCTCGGGGAGAAGGCTGGCACTGCTCACTTCGAAGCTGCCGGTGCCGCAGAGGATGCCGTGAAGAGGCTCGGCCCCATCCCAACTAAGACCACTGAAACTGCCGCAACGCCGCCCGTGGTCGAAACCAAGCCCGCTGCTGGCAAACGTGGAACAAAGCCACCGGCCGAGAAGCCAGCTGCTGCGAAGCCCGCCGCCGAAGAGGGGAAGCCCTTGCGTGGTGCAAAGACGACCGAGCAGTGGGGCGACGACATCTTCCGCCGCATAGTGACTGAGGAGTGGGAGAAGGCACGCAAGGCGCGAGGCGGCAACCACGTTCCGAAGCCAGCTGCACCTGCACCTAAGCCCGAGCCCAAGCCGAAGGCTGCTCCCAAGCAGGAGACTCAGGTTGGCGTTGCCGACGACGCTGCTGGCGGTGACGGCAACCTCGATGTGACGGCCAAGCCCAAGCAGACCCGAGTTCGCAGTCGGCCCCAGCCAGACACCTCCGAGATGGAGGCGGCACGCATGGCAGACGAGGGCGGCATGGAGCCTGTCGGCCCGAACCCGCGGCGCTATGAGCGAGAGTGGGATGAGAAGCAGTCGCAGCTGGAGGACGCGGCATACGAGGCCGACCTCGCTCGTCGTCAGCGTGCTGCCAGTGACGCAGCCGCTAAGAAGGTTGCCGACGAGCAGGCCCGCAGGGCCCAGTACTCATCGCAGTGGGACAGCGCCGGGTCTGCCGTTGATGATGCTCACACCAGCCGACTTGAGGCCATGGCTCGCAGGCAGGCCGCTGACCAGTTCGCTGACGAAGACGCTCTCACCCGGATGGACGACGAGGGGTTCTCCAGCCCCGAACCAGCCGACACCGTCGCCGCCCGCATCGAGGCCCGACGGGCCGCAGAGATGGCCCGCAGGCACGCCGCCGATCAGGTGTTTGATGAGGACGGCATGTCCCGTATGGACGACGAGGGCTTCTCGCAGCCGACCCCGGTGCGGGAGCTTGACCGCAGGAGGAACCACGCTCAGGTTCTGGAGGACAGCGACATCGACCGCATGGAGGGCGAGGGCTTCTCTATGCCTACGCCGGGGGCCGTCAGCAACGTCACGAGGCGGGCTGATGAGGCCCGACTCCGCAGGAACTCGCTCACGGCCGCTGCCGCCCTCGCCGCTGCGGGCGGCTTCTACGCAGCCAACGAGGAGGAGCGGAAGGCAGCTGCCCCGGCAGAGCCGCCAGAGCAGGTGCCTGACCGTCCGACCGAGACACAGGTGGGCCTGCCCGATGACGGCCCCGACCTTATGGAGGACGTATCCATAGATGCACCTCCCCCTCCCGGCCGACGCCTACCCCCGGGCTACCGTGCCCCGCAGGCCGCTCGCTACCAAGCGCCGCCGGAAGAGGAATTAGTACTCGCTAACCCGAACCACGACGACCTTGTCCTGCCAGACCCGCACGCCGGTCGTGACCTGTTCCTGCCTGATCCGAACGCTGGCCGTGTTTCCATGGGGCCGGAGCGGGCCAAAAACTCTGATGACCCGCGGGCCAAACTCTCCCGCCTCATGAAAGCACTGGGACGCTGATGGACATCCAAGACCGCATCCGAAGACTGCAAGCCAACGTCGTCAGGCCCGGCGTAAACTCCGCTGGCGTTCGTCCTCCTGCCCAGCAGGCGGCACCCGAGACGCCCGAGCAGCGGTCGGACAGGCTGTCTGGCGAAGCCGCCGCCATGTCGGAAGATCAGTTCACGAACGCCTTCAAGAACCAGCTGCGGGCCCGTGATGCGAAGCTGACGGCGAAGGCTGCCGACTCCAACGCCATGATCGACCGGATTCGTGCGGCCCGCCAGACCGGGATGGGCGATGCGCCACAAGTGTCCGCGCTCGCGCAACAGATGATGTACCTCCCCGACGGTTCCAAGCGGCCACTCCCGAGCCGAGAGATGCTCGACAAGTGGTCGGACATCGACGCACAGGCCGGAAGGAATCGTCGTGACGGCGGGCATGTGGCTGTTCCGCCATCGATGCCCCGCACTGCCGCACCTCCGCGGCCACAAAGGGAGGTCAGCGCCCCCCCTGCCGAGACGGTCGTCGGAAACACGACAGACCGCGACACCTTTGCCGAACGCACCCAGCAGCTGATCGACGCTGGGTACACCGAGGAGGAGTCTCGCCGTCTGGCCGAGAGCGAGAGCCGACGGGCCGGAGGTCTAGACCCACGACTCCTCGACCTTTGGAACACGCCCGCTGAGAGAGCGAAAGCGAAAGAGGATGTTGTAAGAGTGCGAGGGATGGAGCGGCGTCAGGACGAATACGCTCGCAGCCAGCTGGGTGGTCACCTCACCGGACGAGAGTTACTTGAGGAGCGTGCCAAGCAGGAAGGTCTGCGTGGTGCTCCGGCAGCCAAGCCGCAAGGGTGGCAACCCATCTCTCTTCAGGACTTCACCGAGCGTGCAGCTGGCTACGGCCTGACCCCAGAGGAAGCGGCCCGTGCCTACAGCGAGAAGCCCAAGGCAACGCCAGCCAATCCGGGCCTTGGCATGAGCAACGCCCAGCAGGCGCAGGAAGCACGCCGTGAGGCTGAGTGGCTGAAGACCATGCCGGGCGTCCATCGCAAGCACGCCACCAACGATCAGGCGAAGTACGGCGACGGCACACCCGCCGACAAGATCACGCCCGAGCAGTACAACGCACGCATCGAGCGGCGTAATGCCGAGAAGGCCGCACGCGACCCTAACTTCGCCGCCGACCGTCAGGTGGCAAAGCTTGCTCAAGCGACCGGCAAGACGCCCGAAGAGGTCGAGAAGGAAATGTTTCCGGGTGGCAGGCCGCAGGCCAGCAAGGAGTTTCTTGAGCGACAGGCCGCACGCAAAGCCCAGCACGCCCGTGCCAACGAAGCGATCTGGGAACGCAAGGGATACACGGGCCACCTCGATGAGAAGACTCGGTCAGCCGACCCCGCCACTGTGCGTGAGGGCTTGAGTCGCTTGGGCCAGATCACCGGCAACCCGATGTACCAAGAGCGGATGGCGGCGATGGACGCTGCCGATGCGGAGGCAGCGAAGCACAAGAACACCGTTGACCTGCGTGGAATCGATAACACTCAGGCCGACAAGGCTCGCGAGGACGATCAGCTGCACGAAGGAGAGATGAAGGATAGGGACACCGCCGCGGCGAAGGACGCTCGCGGTGACGAGATGCAAATCCGCCGCGAAGGCTGGGAGCACGACCGGACGCTGGCTAAAGACCAGCATGGCTATGCTCTATCGCTTGCCGAGCAGGGCCTCAAGCTGCGTCTGGAGGAGAAGGAGAAGACTAGCGAGCTAACCGTCCAAGAGGCGGAAGCTCTGCGAGTAATCAACGAGAAGGTGGCCGACCACGCCGCCCGACTCGCGGAAGCAAAGGCCGTTAAGGATGCGGAGCGCCAGCTGACGCAGACCGCGGCCGAAGGCGATCAGGCCGTGCGAGTCAAGCAGGCAGAGAGGGCCGCAGCTGGCACGCCGCAGTCCACTGCCAACGGCTACGCGGACGAGGCGTTCGCCAACCCCGCACTGTCTATGGGGAACTCTCGGAACGAGATGGCTGCCCAGCTGCGGAGCAATCACCCGCACCTCTCCGAAGATCAGGCGTTGGAACTGGCAACCAGTACTCTCCGACGGCGGGCACTGATGAACGCCGCTGGTGGCAGCATGCACCCGGGCGTGCGATCCCACCTTACCAACGAGATGAAGAGGTTGGGCGATGACGGTAAGCCGACTGTCGATCCGGTAACTGGCAGGCCGTCTGCGCCGATGACTCAGGAGGAGTTCCGGGCCTACGCCAGCACGCACGCTGGCATGAGCCCCGAGCAGGCCGACGCGGTGTACAACGATCTGAACGGCGTGACGCCATCTGCTGGCAAGGCAGAACTACCGCCCGTACCTGCTGGCCGAGTGGGCCCGCCACGCCCGGCAGGCCAGCGACGATCCGGCGGTGCGTGGAGCCAGCCAACTCCAGAAGAGGTTGAGAAGGCACGGGCAGATCGCAAGAAGGCTGCCGAAGACGCCAGCAAGGGACGCCGCAAGCACCCGTACTCTAAGGAGTAGTAATGGCTCTCGGGCCCAGCACCAGCTTTGGCGCACGACGCCAGCGTGGAACGTCCACGCCTATGCCCGAGCCTGTGCAGCGGAGCCTCCTTTCTAAGCTCGGCCAGCAGAGCAGTCAGGGAGTGAGCAATCTTCTCTGGGGGCTCGACACCCCGCGAGCACTGATCGCCAGCGGCATCGACTATCTCCAAGACGGCGAGTGGAACAATCCCCTCGACGCGGAGCAGCGCGTCTCCAGCGAGCAGCTGCTGGATCAAGCTGGCTGGAAGGACGACAGCACTGCCCGGTGGGTCACCGGCATGGCCCTCGATCTCGGCACCGACCCCCTGACCTACATGACGCTGGGTGGGTCTAGTCTGACTAAGGCTGGCAAGGCGGCTAAGGCAGCTGGCCTGCTCGACAACGCGACGGTATCCGCCAGCCAGCGTCTGCGGAGCAAGGTGCTTGAAGATGCAGTGGCTGCCGCCCCCACCAAGATACCGTTCAGGGCTGGGCTCGATGACGCCGCGGTCGAGGCACTCACTCCAACGCTGCCGGGCCGGGCACAACGGACGCTCACCGCACTCAAGACGAACATCCGAGACTTCGCGGAGCACACCACTCGCCCGCTGGTCGGGAAGCGAGAGGCTCTCCGCACGACCACGCTAGACGATGCACTCAAGGCTGCACCAGCTGACGCACAGAAGGCTCTCAAGGAGCAGTTGGATGCGTACCTGACTAAGAACAAGCTGACCTACGATCAGGTGAAAGACCAGACGCTGGGCAAGTCGTTCGGTCTTGGGTTCGGTTCCGCTTCAATCGTCGGTGATCCGCTCGGTGCTGCTGCTGGCGAAGCACTCGCTCGTGGTGCTGACCGTTTTGGAGAGTCCATCCGATGGTCTACGCCCGGTCTGTACGCCCACGCCATGTTCAACAAGGCAGCAGGCGGGCAGACAGACGCCGCGGCTCAGGCGGCAGCACTCAGAATCAACCAGACCGCTGACATCAGCGAGGCGAAGGGGCGGCGTGAGGCGGCAGAGATGGCCGACATGCTGCGGGTGGCGAAGATCGACCCTGCTGTCGCATCGAGGACAGGCATTGACGACGTTATGTCAGCCAAGGCGGGCGAGGCAATCGACCGCTACCTTGAGAAGAACGCCGCCACGGCAGCCGACATCGACTTCGTTGAGAACACACCGGGGGTGCGGGCATTCGTTGATCGCTGGGGGCACCTCGCCCCGAAGATTCTCACTGAGTCCGAGGCGATGGGCCTGCGTGCCCACCAGTTGCAGCACAACTATGGTGCTGGCTACCGACCGTACCAGCTAGAGCACGTCCTCGACCGGGTCGTGGGCAAGAAGTCGCGGCAGCCTGCACTGTTCGACACCGTCACGGGCGACATGCTCGCTCGGTCGAAGGCTCTCCAGCTGCCCGGCGGAATCGACCAGCTGCGGAAGTTCTCTCAGGACAGAGACTTCGTTGGGCTCGGGGATGCATTCAAGGAAGACGAGGTTGCCCAGAAGCTGTACGAAGCCATCAACGACCCGAGCCATAAATACTATGCGGCGATGGCTGACTCTCCGGTCGGCAAGGCCGCTGCTCAGTCGGCTGCGGATCGGGCGGCTTTGTCGGCAGCTTGGTCATCCGGCGCAATGTCAACGGCTGCGGCTAAGAAGGCAGCTGCGGTTCCCGCGGCGGGATACTCCAAGGCGAAGGCACGCCAGCTAGCGCGGTTCCTCAACCAGATTGAGGTGCCAGACGCCGGAGACATCTCGCCCGTATTCGGCAACCACCCGCTGGAAGCCACCACCCGATATGTCTACGGACGTAAGCGTGCCATCGGCACCGCAGACGAACTCATCAACACCATCGCCTCTCGTCTGGTCAATCAGACACCGGGTCAAGTGGAAGGCGGCAAGCACATCTCGGCCCTCTCCGCACTACAGAAGGCTGGACTGAAGTCTCCGAAGACCGTGCTGGCTGACGGCACGAAGGTTCGCGGTGGAGCAGCCGCCGAACTACGCAGCCGCATGGCAGAAGTACTGGGCGACTCCGGCCTTCAGGGAGCGGAGGGCCGGATCACCGCCGACGAGATTGACCTGTCGCAGTACTCGATCCCGCTTGAGACACTCAACCAGCTGACGCGAATGCACGATGTGTTCGCTGCTCCGAAGGCAGTGAGCGAGATCGGCAATCTCGTGGAACAGTACACGAAGATGTTTAAGGCCGGTGTATTAACATGGCCGAGTAGGTATACACGCGATCTTACTAGCGGCTTTATATCTAATGTAATCGAGGCTGGCCCCGAAGCGGTGAAGGGCGGATACCACGCAGCCAAGTTACTAAATGGTCAGTATGACAAGGTACTACCTTACATCAAGAAGATGCCCCTATACGCCGCAGCATCTAAGGCTGGGCTGTCCGACGATCAGCTGATTAGCAAGTTCCTCGCTGACACCGCAGAGGCAGGCATCCTCAAGGGTGGTGCAATCATTGATCGCACTAACGCCGACCGCACGGCCGAAGCAGTGAAGGAACTGCTGCCCGGGTTCAAGCCGCAGTCCATCGCGGGCTCATTCGCTGGCGATCCATCTCGCACCTACGGGCAGTTTGCCAAGCAGGCCGTCAATCCGTTCGGCGTGAAGGGCGTGCTCGGAAACAAAGACACCACGAACCCCTTGTACAAGACCGGCGAGAAGCTGGGCGATTGGACTGACAGCGTCAATCGCATGGGTGGTTACATGGCATTGCTTCAGAAAGGTTTCGCCCCGAAGGAAGCGGCGCGCCGCATGATCGCGGCCCACGTTGACTATGGGAATCTCTCCGAGGTCGAGAAGACGATCAGGAAGTGGATGCCCTTCTATGCCTATGAGAGCCGCATCCTGAAGTACGCCGCAGAGAAGATGGCGTCGAAGCCCGGCGGTGCGTACACCCAGATGCTGAAGGTTGCTGATAAGGCGCAGCAATCAGACGACGACACCTATGTACCTCAGACGTTGCGTGAGCAATCGGGCTTCCTGCTCCCCAAGGAACTCGGTGCTGCGACCGAAGCGCTCGGGCTAGGCAACGTGGCAGAGCCCGGCCCCGGCCTGCGTCGTGCCGTCACCAACATCGACCTGCCCGGTCTGTCCGCGTTGAACCGCGTGTCGATAGCGAAGACCGGCGGCAAGTTCGATCCCAACGCCAGCATGATCTCCACGATCCAGAACTACGCACAGCAGCTGGGGCCTCTGCCGAAGACACTGATCGAGGCAGCCACGCAGCGTGACATGTTCACGAAGCGCAAGCTCGGTGAGGTGCCCAGCGAGATCGACACCATCGTCGGTGCATGGACCGGCAACGAGGACTTCCGCCTGCCGTCCATGGTGCAGTCTGGTGCCGACATGCTCTTCCCGGGGCAGGGCCGACTGCTCAGTGCTGGTCGCCAGCTGGCCGACCAACGCACACCTATGGCATCCCGTGCCTCGACGCTGCTGTTCAACACCTTCAGCCCGGTCAAGCTGCGGGTCATCGATGAGAAGCGTCAGAGGGCCGATGCACTGCGACAGTTGAACGCCGAGATCGAGCGCTACCCGGGGGCGAAGGGGTTCGAAACGACGAGCATCCCGAAGGAAGAGGTCGAGCAGCTGCCGCCTGAAATGAGGCAGTACTACGAACTACGGCAGGCCCTCCAGAAGAAGAACCAAGCCGAGGCCAAGCAGAAGAAGGACGCAGCCAAGAGGGCTGCTCGATTCGGGCTCTAGTCCCTCTTTGCTATCAGTCTCTTATCAGCTGCAACACTGTCTCCCCTGCACCGGAGTTGCCTCTTAGGAAACGCTGAGTGAGTGCGCAGGGATACTCTCCTGACCTACCCTTGAGGGCACTGTCAGGGAGTCCCTGTCGCACTCGATCCCGGCTGCCTCTTGAGGTATCCGCGTCGTTTCATGCGGCCACAGTCGGGTGACGATCCGCTGTGACTAGTCGCTGCTGTGTGGCGATGGCACCGCCACCCTGACTTGCCCCCTCGACTTTGGGCTGGGGCTTATGCGTGGGTCAGGCTCCCGTCTCGCCAGCTTATTGGGCTGGCCCTCCGCTAATGGCACGCACACCGATGATCGCGGCCCATCAGTCCTACCGCGACACCTACGGTTGTAGCGCCCTTCTGGTGCCACGCAAGCGAGTATTCCGAAACTCAATCCAGCATCGGGCCAGACGGCAATCTCTCCATTAGCTGGCTCATATCAAGGTAGTGCTGGCGGGTTAGCTCGGGCCCACCAGAGCCACGGTGATCGAGCAGCTTGGAGCCCGCCCCCTCCTGCATCATCTCTGCGTGCGTGGCGGCTGCACGGCGCAGCCACTGTGAGCGTCCACCCTTCAGGCCAGCCATTTCGAAGTACCGCTTGATGTTGGCGAACGCCCATCGCCTACTCACTGCCCAGCTGAACACCGTGCCATCGGGTGACATGTCGGCCAACTTCTGCAATAGCTCGCTGGTTCGCGGGCTCACCCGCCTGACCACCGGCTGCCCGGTCTTCGATGCCACGAACGCCACGCCGCCGGGAACGAGTGCTTCCGCACGGAGTGAGTGTGCGTCACCCATGCGTGCCGCAGTCTCATAACAGAACCTCGTCCACGCCTCCATCCAAAGGGACACTGGACACAGGGATTTCTGAAACACATGGTTTTCTCGGACGAAACTCTCATCTGAGAAAAACTTGACAGCCATGGTAAGATCGCTGCGAGTGAAGGCACGAACGACTTTCCTCGTCTTGCGAATCTTCTTGACTCGCCTGATGGGATTCACGATCACGCCTTCCTCGATGCCCCAGCGCCACAGGGTGAGGGCGGTGCAAAGCTCGGATGCTTTGGTGGTTGAACTGGTTGTCAAGGAGGAGAGCCACATGTTCACGACAGGCCCATCGATGTTCGCCGCGGTGATTCCCGCCGCCGCCATCTTGCGTGCCGTTCGTCGGACGTTGCTTGCGTAACCAGAGCTAACGTCTCGACCCAAAAGAAACCCTTCAGCGACCCCTATCATCGATCCGCTCCTTACTGTACAACCGTCCACAACATCCTTGCCAGTGGTGGAGAGAGTACTCACTGCGAAGGAACCAACAACCCCCCGGTTTCCCCCTTTCAAGGGGCCGCTTCCACTGTCTGAGGAATTCAAGGAATTCAGAATGTCGTCACAATCATCGCCGTCGAAGAATGACGTTGCGGAAATCGAGCAGGAAGCCATAATGCACCCAGATCGGGGCGTAGCTCAGTCTGGTAGAGCGCTACGTTCGGGACGTAGCGCACTCGCAGAAGAGATAGCCGCGCTTTCTTTTGGTTACCCGCTCGTCCTGAGAGGGTTGCCTAACGACCAGTACCATAGTCTTCCGGTGCCGTCGAAGAGCCCCCTGTGGGCTTTTCGCAGACACGGCCCGGTGTGGTACTACGAGCAGTTCGTTGCTCGCTCCCATCCTCCGTTCGCGTCGGACTCCCTCGCAAGAGGGACGCTTGTCCACCTAGTCTTCGAACTAGGCGAGCCTGAATTCCGCCGTCGGGCAGTGCTCGTTCCCGAGAAGTTCTGCACCGCCACCGGGACACTTAGCTCAGGTAAGGAAGCACGGGCGTGGCTGGCCGACCAGCCCAAGGACGCCATCCTCCTGACCCCGGCAGACGACGCCGTGATCACCGGCCTGTGGAAGCAGGCTCAGGACAACGCCGCTGTCCGCGAGATCATCGAGTCCATTGAGGAGCACGAACTCTCGGTGGTATGGGAGCGGGAGGACGGCCACCGTCTCCGCTGCCGGTTCGATGCTGTCACCCGTGATGGCAGGCTGATCGATTGGAAGACGAGCCGCGAGGCTCGCCCTCTGGAGTCGTGGATCGGGCCAGCGATAGAGCACGGCTACCACTACCAAGCCGCCCTCTACGGCAGCGGTGCAATCGAGGCTGGCATCTCCGACCGGCCGATGACGTTCATCGTCCTCTCGACTACCCCCAGCTATCAGGTGCAGGCCGTCACTCTCCCGGCCCCTGTCGTGGACATGTGCCACGACATGATCACACGCGACCTCGATGAGATCGCCATCCGCACCGAGACAGACAACTGGCTCCCCGCCGGATACGGGGAAGTCCACGAGTTGGCTGTGCCCGATTACCTGCTGCGGAGGTTCCACTCATGATCGGAAGGCTCAATCGTCAGGGTCGCATCAACCCGGTGTTCTTCGTGGACGAGCAGTTCGCGGAGGAAGTGTCCAAGCACAGCTGGTGCAGACACGCCAAGGGCTATCTCCAGACCCGCATCAACGACCGCATGGTGCTGCTGCACCGATTCATCTGGGCTCTCGTCCACGAGAACTCAGCTGCCCAGCTGGATCACATCAACGGCGTGAAGTGGGACTGCCGCCTCACCAACCTTCGCCCGGCCACGGGCTCGTTGAACATCCGCAATCGCAACAGCAGGCGTCGTCTAGCCGACCGTGCTCACTTGCCCGCGGGCGTCGAGGACATGCGTCTCTACGACAGCATCGAGCGAGACAAGCCGTACCGGGTGGTCATCAACGTGCATGGCCGTCGGAAGTATCTCGGGTACTTCGCGACCGCCGAGGAGGCAGGCGCTGCCTACCAGCAGGCGAAGGCGTCCGAGATGGCACAGGAAGAGACACGTTCGTGGGAGTTGTTTCACCAGCAGAAGGAGAGCGTCAATGGCTGATCAAGAAGTTCTCGATATCGTCCCCGTCCAACCAATCCGCGACCCGCGTCTCAAGGGGCAGACCTCCATGCTCCCGGCAGCAGAGAGCGAGTTCACCGACCTGCTGTGTGCTGCGAAGTGCAAGGCCCGGCCGGAGATCAAGAAGATTCACAAGAACGCCAAGGGGAACTTTGGCCCCTACGCCACGCTTGACGAGGTGATCGATGCGGTGTGTGAGTCGCTGCCCAAGTACGGGCTCGACCTCTCATCGAAGACCATCATCATCGGGGATCAGGAATGGCTCGTCTCCACTCTGCGTCACGTCAGCGGTCAGTTCGAACGCTCGTTCAGTGTGCTGAACTACAACCGCTCCAAGCCGCAGGACAAGCTGGCGTGGACGACGTACTTCCGCCGCAACGACTACGCCTGCCTCTGCGGGATCGCGGCTGAGAGCGACCTCGACGGTGCCAACCTGAAGAGCGCCGCCCCTCCCGCCGTGAACCCGGTGGTGGGCATGGCACGTCAGGCACTGCGTAACGCACGCACCGAGCAGGATCGCAACACCGTGCTCGCTAAGGCTGCCCTCTCAGTTGCAGCTGGCCGGATGAGTGAGGAGCAGATGCTCTCGCTGAAGGAGGAGCGGGAAGCCATGGCCCCGATAGCGGAGGTGAAGCGTGCTGAGTGATCGTCAGCTGGCAGATATCGAGGAGCGGGCCAGCAACCTGTTTCTGGAGAACATGCCTCAGATCGTAAACGTCGATGTTCCTGCCCTCTTGGAGGAGGTCAGGGCCCTGCAAGCAATGTGTTTCGTAACCAAGTTTCTGCAAGGAGTACCAGCAGATGAGCACGAGCGACAAGTTGAAGAAGGCAGTGGCGATCTACCAGAAGGGCGAGACGCTGAAGAACACGGCGATGAGGGCGGGCCTGCACTACAGCCTCGTGTACAAGCACCTCCGGTTCGCAAACCTGCTGCGAACAGTAAGGGTCGTCAAGGGCAACGTCGATCCAACCCCAGAGGAAATCGCCGCAAGGTGCGCGGAGATTCAGGCGGGGTGGAGCGTGGAGGAAACGAGCCGCAGGTGGGTGGGTAGGATCGGCATTCGTCGCTGCCCGACCAAGGTGTTGGTGCCGGGGAGGGTTGCCTGATGGCCCAGCACGGCACGCTCGATCTGTTCAACGACCCGAGGCCACGGCCCCGGCCGATCCAGACGGCCATCGTGAACGCCGTCCTCGATCACCTGCGGACTCACGACCGCATGGTGGTCGAGGCGGCGACGGGGCTGGGCAAGTCTTTGATCATGGCGATGCTGGCCGATAGCTACAAGAAAGTGTTGGTCATCGACCCGCAGGTGAACCTCGTCCACCAGATCGCACGCTCCATGGAGAAGTGGCTGCTGCATGATGTTGGCATCGAGCAGTCCGACAACTGGGCCGACGTTGATCAGCACTGTGTCGTCGGCTCCCTCCAGACCCTGACCATCGGGGATCGTGGCCGTCGGTTCACTCCCGATCTGGTCATGGTGGACGAGGCCCACTGGGGTCTGGGGGAGAAGACTCGCGAGTTGCTTGATTACTACTCGGCCATGGGTGCGAAGGTCGTGGGGCTGACAGCAACGCCTCACGCTCGTGCCGACGGCACTAGCATCCTCGACTACTACGGACGCTGCCCTATCCAGTACGGCGTGGCCCCGGCCATCGACCACGGCTGGCTGGTTACGATCCGCGGCAAGCGTGTTGTCCTGAAGGGGGTGGACTACGGCGACATCCGGCACGGCATGGCCGACTTCGATGGCAAGAGCGCCGGTGAAATCCTGCGTGAGGAACGACCACTGCACGAGCAGTGTGCCATGGTGGCAGCGAACCACTCCCGGCCAGCTGCTGTGTTCTGTTCCTCGATCCCACATGCCACCGACTTCAGGCACATGATCGCCCGGTATGGCATCACTGCCAGCCTTGTCCATTCCAAGATGCCACTGAGCGAGAAGGCCGAGGAGATGAAGGCTTTCGAATCGGGCAAGGTGGACATGGTGGTTAACGTCGCCACGCTCGTGGCTGGGTGGGACAGCCAGAGGGCAGCCGAGGTTCATATCCTGCGGCCCACATTCTCACTCCAACGCTATATGCAAATCTGCGGTCGCATCCTGCGGCCAGCTGCTGACGCCGCCGTTGACAGCCAGCCGACTGACTACCTGCGCAAGCTGGCTATCAGTAAGAGCAGCAAGCCATACGCCACCATCGTGGACTACACCGACACGCATCGCTTCCACAAGTTGTGCTCGTCCATCGACATCATGGCCCCGAGCCCGAAGGTGAAGAAGTACAGAGAGAAGCTGTTGGCTGCCGCCGAGGAAGGCGAGATCAAGGTCGAGGACATCGACGCCATGGCAGCAGCTGAGGAGAAGCTGGAGGTCGAGCGGGCCCGGGCCGAGCAGGAGGCCGAGCGTCACCGCCGCCGCCAGCTGGTGGTGGGGATCACGTTCGACGCCACCTCATCCGACCCATTCGCCAAGCCCACCGCGGCCAGCCCGAAGAGGCGTGAGGCACGCATGCTGTGGGGCCCGTTCAAGGGAGAGCCGATCCGGCTCATCCCCCGCAAGGAACTGGAACGCATCGTCCGCGGGATGAAGAGGACGCCGGGCAACGAGTGGCTGGTGAAGGCGATCAAGCGCGAGCTAGAGAAAGGGCTGTCTCATGGTTGATCACGAGGCTATGTGCGTGGTGAGGGGCGAAGGCCAAGCGGTGATGACCGCGGTCTACCGCAATGGCGAGAGGCACAGCGTGTTCGACTCTCTGGCGATTGAAGACCTTCTGCCAGACGGTGGCGAGATCAGTCAGCGTGACGCACAGATGCTGGACGTGGCTCGTCCGACTGACCGCCCATGCGTGCGTCTCTCGCTCTACGGTGGCTTTACCTTCACCGACCCCGACCAAGTCTACGCCCTCGCTCAGTGGCTGGTGGCTGCCTCCATGCAGCTGGCGACCGACACCGAGATGGAGGAGTTCTGATGCTCACTGCTTGCTGGGTCGCGGCCTGCGACTTCCTTGCCTTCGCACTACTGATCGCGACCGCGGTCATCCTGTTCAGTGTTTTCATGGATGAGAACGACTAACCCGAGGAGAACCTATGTGGATCAACTTCGCTGCTGTGCTTGCCGGTGCCGTGCTCGCTGTCATGTTCCTGTGGGGGATGGAGATTGTCGCCGTGCCGCCAGCAGCCCGGCCGGGGCTGGAGCAGAGGCTGGGCATGGACGACTACCCTCCGACGCTCCGAGACATTGCCCGCCACCTGCCCCCGCAGGATGTGCTGAAGGCGAGGCACGACGACGATTGGATTACTTGGGCACACGAGGCACACCACTTCTTGAACAGCCGACTGAGTGACGCACAGAAGCGTGGCTTCTACCTGCTCGACAACACGGTCTACAGATTCCCCATCCCCGAGAAGACGAAGCTCTCGATGGTGGCTGCGGCCATCCCGGAGGACTCTCGCGGCTCGGTCTATAAGACCTACCTGATTGATTCGCAGAAGGATTGGGAAGGCATCCCCCTCTACCTGTTCGATGAGGCCATCGCCTATTGGTCGGGTGCGATGGTGCGGCAGGAGATCGGCCGCAAGGATCGGCAGGAGACAGAGCGGTTCGGCGTGGAGTTGTTGGTGTACTCGATGTATGCCGCTCAGGAAATCTGCAAGAGGGAGTCAGAGGACTACCCCAAGCAGGAGTTACTGGAGTTCCTCGATCTGCTTATCGCCCGGGCCCGCATGATCTGCCCTGAGTTTGATCACCAGACCCACGCCAAGGAACTGATCCAGCTGGGCCGCACGCTAGAGATCGCGGAGGTGGATAGAGATGGGGAAGAGTAAGCAGCTGGAAGACTACGCCTTCAGCCACGACCGATGTGCCGTGTGTCACTACCGGAAGTATCGGCCGGGCAGAAGGATGGAGATTCACCACATCCAAGGACGCCGCGGAAAAGATCCGCACGATCATCGAGGTCTGATCCTCCTGTGTAACGAGTGCCACTACGGGTTCCATTCGGGTGGCAAGAAGAACCTAGACATCTGCCAGATCATCACAGCCAAGCAGGAGGAAGACGGTGAAGTGGACATCGAGTACTTGGCTGGCCTTCGACATCGTCGTGCCCTCCCGTGTGACCCACAACCCCTGCCCAGCTGGGCAATCAAGGAGCGAGAAGACAATGACCATCAATAGCCGAGCCAAGGGAGCAGCTGGCGAGCGCGAACTAGCCGAGTGCTTCCGCTCGATGGGGTACACAGCGAGGCGCTCGCAGCAGTACTCCGGTGCGGATGCAACCAGCGATCTGTTGGTGGAGGAACTCCCGGGCGTGCTCGTGGAGTGCAAGAGGGTGCAGCGGCTGAACATCGAGGAGGCCATGGCAAAGGCAGTGCTCGATGCGGCACCGCACCTGAAGACGCCGATGATCTGCCATCGCAAGAACGGCAGCGAGTGGCTGGTCACGGTACGCATGAAGGATTTGCACACGTTCATCGAGCGGATGCAGAGGGGCATGGCAAGGCGCTCGACCGGCCCGGCACATGAGGTGAAGTGATGGACATCCTCACGCCCAAGGGGCAGCAGACCGCACGGGATGAGCAGGCAGCAGCTGCCATCTTTGAGAAGGCCACTGGCTGCCGGTATGTGGGCACGCCGAAGGATCAGCCTGCAAAGGTGGATGCCGTGGTTGTCGGCCCGTCTGGCGAGATCGTCGCGGTCGTGGAAACCAAGTGCCGGTACAAGCTGTCGAGGAATGCCCTGCGTCAGGGGTGGAATGACGAGTGGCTGGTCACGATGGAGAAGCTGGACGAGGGGAGAGAGGCAGCCCGACTGCTGGCTGTCCCCCTCTACGGATTCCTCTACCTCGTGGACGAGCAGTTGCTCCTCACCAAGCTGATCGCTGACCCCTCTGGGCAGTACTGCTGCAAGCTGCGAGTGGATCAGACAGAGACGCAGGCCACCGTCAATGGTGGCAAGGCAACCCGAGCTAACGCATTTGTTGATATGTCGGATGCAAGAGAGTGGTCATTAACCAAGGAGAGTAAGCATGTGGGGTAAACCGCAAGTGACGAGCGGAGTGGCGACGTTCCGCTCTGGTGCCAAGCGCAGTGCGAAGGACGTGAGATTCGAACTGCTGTCGCCCATCGGGCTGCGTCGGATGGCGCAGGCCAGCCACGAGGGTGCCGAGAAGTACGGTGCTCTGAACGTGGAGAGGGGGCTGCCGATCTCGGTGTTCCTGAACCACGCCTTGTCGCACATCTATAGCTACTTGGAGGGGGATCGCTCGGAGGATCACCTCAGTCACGCTGCTTGGAACCTGTGCTTCTCGATGCACTCCGAGGAACTGTGGCCCCATTTGAATACCGACCTGCGTCAGGCCGGTTGCAAGATTCCCAAGGACGGGGAGGTGCCGAGCGATGTTGAATAACTTGACCGCCGATGAGATCGAGGGTGGCTACCGCCGACTGTGCGGCAGCCTGCTAGTGAGCACGGCCTACGCTCTGGCAGAGAGGCCGCGTAACCACAGCAGCCGTGAGATGCGTCCGTTCATCCGAGAAGTCCAGCGTCAGCGGGAGGTGGCCCGCGGCTGGATGGACGGTGGTGGAGCACTCAGTTTCGGTGAGTGCTGCGAGGCACTGGGTGTGGACGAGGATCGAATGCGGGCCGACCTGCTGACCCACTGCCAGCCGGGCACCCGGAGGGGGTGGAAAATCCAGCAGCCGGGGGCGAAGCCATAAGATCAGTGGGTATGTACGGGCGTTCACATTGGGGGTACGATGGTTTATGAAGAGTACTCGGCGGCGCACCCATTCTCAGGCGAGGATGGTGCCCGCCCGGCAACCAAGGAGGCGTTGCCCGGCATCGTGCTGAAGCATGTCGCAGAACTGCTCTGCGTCGTGCTGCTGGTCATGCTGCTTGGGTCGGTTCTGTATGGAGTCAGGCAGGCGAAAGCCATCGGGGCGTTGCAGCAAACGCTCGACTCGGCCAAAGGCGAAGTCGTCTACGAACCCCTCTCCAAAGCGGGGGACGGGAGCTACAAAGACGGCACGCCCGGTGGCAAAAGCAAAGCCGTCCTCCAGCGTCTCAAAGGCTGGCGTAAATCCCACTAGCCTGTGCCCCCACTGTGGCCTCCGGCCTGCGTCTGTGAAGGTTGATAGCTCGGGCCTGCCGTCGGACACCCCGGTGTGCGAGCGGTGCCACGAGACGCTCTGTGCTCGCCGCTGGCGGGGCGAGGTGTGGGTGAGGACGCTGCAATGAGACGGCTCACCGACGAGCAGAAGAGGTTGGCTGAATCAGCACTCCAGTATGTGCCGGTGTGCGTGGCCGCGTTCATTGCCCAGCACCCCAGCTACCGCCGCCTGCTGCGGCACTGTGATCTGGACAGCACCGCCCAGCTGGCCGTGGTGCAGGCGAGCCTGACCTACGATCCAACTAAGAGCCAGCCGCAGACTTACTTTGGGTCGGCCATCAAGCACGCCCTACTCAAAGAGGTGAGGCGTGCCAAGCGTAGCCGCGAGGGCGACGACGGCAGGGTTAACCTACCCAAGGCGCTCGGCCTCCAGCTGAAGGGGGCAGGCAGAGAGGATGCACTCCGCTGCCTTGAGGCGCTCCCCTCCTACTCACGATCTGTGGTGCAACGGCATGTCCTCCACCACAGATCGATGGCACAGATCGCACGCGAGGATGGCGTGCAGTGGCAGACAGTCAAGGCTAGGCTGACGCAGGCGTATGATCAGCTTTCGGCTTGCGTGAGCGAGAGTTTAGGAAGCACTTTGGATACCCCAGATCACGAGCCCTGAACGCCAGCCGGATGTAGCGTGGCGTCCACCTCTTGCTCACCGCGTACCGTCGGACGAACTGACTACGCAGGTCTGGCTTGTTGATCATCTGCTCGATGCGGGCCGGGCTCATGCCCGAGTCACGCATGACACACAGCTTCTCGACCTGCTCCCTTTCGTCGGGTGCCTCGATCCAGCCCAGCCCCGACTGACGCCAGCCGATGGGTGCCCCTGTCCTCTGCCCAGCGTGCGGCTTGCCCATCGCCAGCTTGTGCTGGATCACCTCCCTCGTTCGCTCCGCGATGTACCTCCGCTGCATCTGGGCAGCAGCGAGGAAGATGTGCAGGGCGAACTCACCCATCGGGGTTGATGTGTCGAGCCCGAGATCGAGTGCGACGAAATGCACGCCCCGATGCTTGAGTCCCTCGATGCAGTTGGCCCCATCGATCAGCGAGCGGAACGCCCGGTCGAGGTGGCTGACCACGATGTAGTCCCCCCTCCGAGCCGACACCCAGACCTGCACGCCAGCTGGTCGGTCAGCGAATCCCTTGCTGCCCGACACGGCTGCGTCATAGAACCAGCCCGCAAGCGTGGCCCCCTTGGGCTTGAGCGTCAGCTTGAAGTGCCGCTCGCACGCTTCCTTCTGGACATCCTCCGTAGCACTCTGCTTCGCGGTCGAGTGCCGACCGTACATAAAGACCTGCATGTAACGTCCTTTCACTTAGTGCTTTCGTTGCCGATGAGAACCGCCCAGACCACGCCGAAGAAGATACAAGACAGTATGAGTTCCATTATCCACCCCTATGCTGATGGCAACATGCCGAATGCGAGGCGACACCGCACGGTATCTATGACCTCATCTATCTGACCAAACGTGACCGCCGTACCGAGGGACTCTCGATGGCGGTAGTGCAACCGGGGGCAGGCCGTGAGGTTGAGCAGGTACGCATCGCCCTTCCTCACGGTATCCCGGTCGGCCAGCTGGTCTTCAGTGACCGGCATCACCTGCCCCCGCGACCCCTCGATCTCATGCTTCACCGGACAGAGCCGCGTCCATGCGTCCCAGACCGGCAGCTTCATCACTCCAGAAGCAGTACTCAGTTTCCACGGCAGCCAGTAGTTGGATGCACAGGGGATGATGACGTACCCCTGCCGTAACTTGTCGCCTTCGAACTGGGCGATGGCGAAGTACGGCCAGAGGGGTTCGTGCATGAACCGCTTCAGCTTGTCTGCCACGCCGATCTCGACCCGGGCATCTAGCTCCTTGCCCATCGCAGTGATCTTCCGGTGCAGCAGCTTGGCGTGGTCAAGGGGCAGGCCCTTGAGATACCACTTACTGCCCATGAACCGGAGCAACTCTGCCCGCGTGTGCGGCGTGCAGTCCCCGTTCGGGTCAGTGTAGATGTGCTGGTGCAGCCACTCGTCTTTCGCTCGTGCCATCACTCGCCTCCTTGGAAAAGAGAAACCAACTCATCGAACAAAGCCTGTGCCGCGGGCGACACGCTGTCACCCTTGGCGTTGTTGTCTGCGAACCACAGCGGTTGCAGGTTGCGGTAGTTGCACACCGCCAGCAGCTGGGCCCGGTCGGTCAGGTCTGCCGCCGCGAGCGGGTAGAGGTGGTCGATCTGCCATGTCCCCGCGACCTTGCCCCAGTTGTCCCAAGTCATGCCGGGCAGGAACTGAGATTCCATGTGGGCCTTGAACTCAGCGATGGTCATGCCGAGATCGCGGACGGCAGAGCCAGCCCTGCCCCGCCGAAGCGTTGCCACAAGCCTCGCCCGTAGAAGGCAGGCCAGCCGGTAGTTAATGTCCCTAGCCATCCGGCGTGCGTGATAGCGGCACTGCTTGCCCCGGATTTGGGGGAGGTTGCTGATCCTCCACTGCCTGTTGCGTTCCCTGATGGCCTCGCTGTTGGCCGAATAGTACTTCTTCATGCGGGCAAGGTTGGCCTGCCTGTTGGCCGCATGATGGGCTTTGTTGTGCCGCTTAGGAACATCCGGGTTGGCTGCACGATAACGCTTCGCGTACTCCCGCCGCCGCCGACGCTGATCCTCCAGTTCGTCGGCTGTCATGTCGGCCACTCGCTTGCTCATCTCAACCACCTCCCTTCTTGGTTAGGTCTACGAACTTTGCCCATGCCGGGACGGGGTAGTAATCGCACGGTGCCTTGACACCAGCGATCACCACCTTCGCCCGCGGCTTGTCACACCACGCTGTCTCAAGGTCTGTCACCACGAGGATGGCATCCGGCCGCACCTCCTTGTCCAGCTGCTCGATCAGCTGTCCCATGTCGGTGCCGCCACCACCCTCGATCTTCATGCGGCCGACCGACCGCACGACCTGATCGTTATGCAGTGCTGCGTCACCGCAGATCACACGCACTGACTGCAACCGACGCACCCCCTTGGCGATGCAGTCGAGTGCCCGAGTGGTGAGGTCATGGTCATAGCCCCACCCCATCGAGCCGCTCGTGTCGAGCAGCACCACCACGTTGGGCATCTCCTTCTTGATGCCACGCAGACGCGGCCCATTGGGATCACCCTGCCTGCGGGACAGGCGGCGGAACGTGTAGTCGGGTGACCCGAGCGGTGTTGCCACTGCCCGTGCCACTGCTGCACGCAGCACATCGAAGGGGTCGGGCTGCGGTCGCAGCTTGAACTCGACCGCCGCCTTCAGTTCCCCGGGGACTGAGCCCGGAGCCTTAGCCTCCTGCTCCTCGATGGCTTTCTCAAGCTCACTCACCATCGAGTACTCGCGGTCGGCGTGACCCGCGTCGGGCGGGAGTTCGTAGCTGCGGGGCTGGCCGTCGGCACCGCTTCCACCGGCACCCTCTACTGGCTCCGCATCCCCGCCATCACCAGACTGATCTCCGCTCTCCTCGCCATCCCCGCCCTCGCCACCCGCACCATCAGCCTCGCCATCTTCCTCGTCGCCATCAGCTTCGCCGTCGGATGATGCATCCTCCTCGCCGTCCTCCGAGTCGGAGCCAGCACCGGACTCCGCATCGTCTTCGCCTTCCTCATCACCGGGTTCGTCCGACTCGCTATCCCCATCACGATCTCCATCTCCCTGCTGCTGATCGTCATCGTCGTCCTCCTCGCTGGTGGAATCGTCCTCGTCCTGCTCGTCGTCCGACTCCGAGTCGTCCGACTCCTGCTGCTGCTCACGCTGCTGCTGCTTCTCCTCCTCCTGCTGCACGAGCAGGCGGTAGTACTCAATCGCGGACAGCTTGGGCGGGAAACCCATGCGCTGGTAGGTGTAGACACCTTCCGGTGCATCCTGCCCCCACGCATCGAGCAGCTGGTTGACCACGATATCGCAGGCGATGTTCCACAGCAGGCACATCTGTGCCGTGGGGTTGTCGCCCAGAACACGCTTGCCGAGGCGGCAGTGGCCGAGCACCACATGCAGCACCTCGTGCAGGATCGTCCATCGCCCCGTCTCAGGCGTGACGCGGTTGACGTAGGACGGGTCGTAGTAGAGCCGACCATACTGATCAACCGCCATCGTCTTGCAGCCCGGGGCACGCACGGGGATCAGCCCGTAGATTGTCTGAGTGAGGTAGGGCACGACCGCCTTGCAGCTGGTGCGAAACTTCGCCACCTTCATCCGCGTCTCGTCGTTCACATTGTCCATCGTCAGTCTCCTTGTCTCATGTGGTCTGGCCGGGCAGGCAACGCACCTGCCCGGCTACTAACAACCAGCCGTTTAGCGAAGCGACTTCGCCAACTCGACAATCGGGGCCAGCACCTTGGCAGGCGGGGCATACTTCCTCGCTGCCGCCGCCTGATTCAGCAGGCCGGTGTAGCGGAGGGGAATCTCCGGCCCCGTGTCCTTCGCCAGCCCGGCGAAGAACCCAGCTGCTGCGTTCCATCGATCCTCACTGAACCCCTGACCGAGCATGGCCGAGGCGATGGATGCACACACGCAGAACGTCAGGTCGGGGCGAGCCGGGTTGTGCTTGAACTTCGCAGTGCCATCGACCACCGCGAGCGGATCGACCAAGTCGAAGGCCGCGTTGAACTGGCAGAACTGATCGGCTGCCACCTCACCGACGTTGCCCGCCACCATCTTGCGGACGAACGACTGATCGCTGATCAGGTCAGCACCAGCCGCATCGGCAGCGGCCACGCACTTGACTGCGTTGTGCCACGACCGCTGCGATGGGTAGGCCCGGCTCTCATCGGAGGGCGGGACGTTGTCCAGCCCGTCGGCCCGACGCAGGAAGGCAGAGAACCTGCCGCCCCACTTGGGGATCATCGACTCCCAATCGGACGGCACGAGCGGGAAAGTGGG